TCATTGTTCCGTATCGTTATCCGTCTTTTTCCGCTTCTTTTTGAACATGTCGCCCTTGCCGAACAGAAGCCAGTCGGAAGATACCCCGAACTTCTGTATCATCGGCATGATCCAATAGATTTCAAAGAAGCCTTTGAACAGGTCTTTCCGCTGGACGTACAGATGCCGCTTGTTTATCCCGAACTCGTTGCAGTATGTCTGCACGCCACGTATCATCTTGGCTTCGATAATCGCATCGAGAGCCTGAAAGAAGCGTTCCATTACCGCCACCGTTTCCGGTCTGTATGCCCTCTTCCTGCTCATATCCCCAACAAGTCGCTTTTAAGCCACATTACGTCCCCGTACAGGGCTTCCAACTCATCGCATGGTAAATTACCCACCTTGCACCTGTCAAGCTCAAGGGATAGCCTCTTTTGGGCTTCCGTGAGCCTTTCCGCATCCACTTCCCCGGTAGCGATGTAATCCGAGAAAGACTGCTTCAACAGGTCTATGACGTATCTGCTATAATTCTCCATATCTCACTTGTCTTTTCTGAAACCCTCTATGATGTCGAGCAGCCGATTTATCTGCTCGTCTTTCTTCTCCAGCAGGCTGATGAACTTCTCGGATATTACCGTGATTTGGTTCTCGTTCCCGGACACAGCAATTCCGTTGTCCGTAGCAACAGTTTTGGTGGTCTCTGGGTAGAACCAAGAAACACTTTTATTTATCGCACGGGCAATATCCTCGATAAGGCCGCTCCTGACATCGTTGGCTTTCAATGCCGAGTGCAGCCGCTGGTCGCTGTCGTAACCGAGCAAACGGGCTAATTCCGAGAATACTATGCCCTCCTGCTTGAGTTTTTCTTTTACTTCTTCGCCGCTCATATTCAATTCGTTACATAATGGCACACAAATTTCTTTGCAGAAAACAATGATTTTATTTGCCTATACCAAAAAAACTGTTTACCTTTGTGTCACGATAGGAAAAGTTATCGCAACAATAGGTTTAATCTTGCGTGCAAATATAGTCATAGCGTACTTATTAGGCAAGCAAAAAAGCAAATAAATAGCATAATGGCAGCAAAAAAGACATTCAGAGAACTGTATGATGAGGAGCTTCGGAAGCCTACTGCCGCACAGCAGTTTATCAGGGACGTGTCCGAACTCACTCACAGGAGCGAGGTTACAGTTCGGTTTTGGCTGTCAGGCCGACAAGTGCCTGACGAACTCGCACAGACAATCATCGCAAAGAAGTACAACGTGGACGTGAAGCACCTGTTTCCGGCAAAAGAGGAGGTACAGCTATGAGAAAAGAGATTATTAACTGGCGAATATGGGTGTTAGGCATCCTGTCTATGATTTCACTAATCTGCATCGTGTCCGAGCCAGCGGAAAACGAAGCATGGTGGAGCGCATTCATCATATCAAAAGGCATCGGCTTCGCCACCGCCTATTTGGTCTACAGGCTCGCTTCATACTGGGAGAAAAGAAACCTTATACCCGAACTTGACGAAGATGAGGAGGTGTGACTATGCAGGAACAGTTGGACAGAATAGAAAAGCTCGTGCGTCTCAACTCGAAAGAGGTTCTTGACGTGGAGGAAGTGGCATTGATGCTCAACGTGAGCAAGAGCCGTATCTACCACCTTGTAAGCAGCCGGAACATACCACACTACAAGCAGGGCAAGAAGGTGTACTTCAAGAAGTCGGAGATAGAGGAATGGCAGCTTCAGGACCGCATACCGACCAATGCGGAGATAGACAGCAAGGCATCGACATATATAGTTACTAAAAACAAATAATTCAACGCATTATGAGTAAACGGATAGTCATTACCAGAATGGATTTCCTGAACTTTAAGGGTATCAGGGATTTGACGGTCGATTTCGACAGCGACCTGACAAGCATCAGTGCAGACAACGGATTGGGCAAGACCTCAATCTTTGACGGCTTCACATGGGTACTGTTCGGAAAGGACAGCAAGGACAGAAAGAATTTCGGTATCAAGACCTATGATGAGACCGGGAAAGCGATACCGAAGATACCGCACGAGGTAACCGTTACATTGCTCGTGAACGGCGAGGAAGTGACCCTGTGCCGCAGGTACAACGAGAAATGGACGAAGAAAAGAGGCTCTGCCGAAGAAGTCTTTGACGGACACGAGGAAGAGCGTCTGTATAACGGAGTTCCGTGTTCCGTAAAGGAGTACAACGACAAGATAGCCGCAATATGCACGGAAGAGGTCTTCAAGTTCATAACCAACCCCCTGTATTTCACGAAACAGAAAGCGGACGTACAGCGGCAGATGCTCATTCAGATGGCCGGAGGCGTTTCGGATACTGAAATAGCTCAGGGTAACCCGGACTTCGAGAACCTGTTGGCAAAACTGACTGGAAAGAACCTTGAGGAGTACAAGCGTGAAATTCAGGCAAAGAAACGCCGGATCAAGAACGAACTTGACATGATACCGTCACGTATTGACGAGCGCAAACGTGACATGCCGGAAGCGGAGGACTGGGACGCTATCGAGAGCGAACTCGCAAGCAAGAACGCACAGCTGGCCAACATTGAACAACAGTTGCTGGACGCATCCAAGGCTGCAAAGGAAGCAAACAAGAGACGTGCCGAACTCATAAGGAAACAAGGAGATATTTACGCCGCAAAATCCGAACTGAAATTCAAAATCAAGGAAGAACTGCTTGCTGATTATCGCAGACAGCAGAGCGCACGCAACGAACTCATCTCAAAAATCAACGGAGAGGAACGTGCGATAGCCGCACTCCAATCGGAAATACAGGAATATGACAGGCAGCTTGCAGCCCTTGCAGAGACACGAAACAGTCTGCTTGCCGAATGGAAGTCCATAAATGCAGAACAACTCACGTTCAACGAGGATGAGTTTATCTGCCCTACCTGCAAGCGCAGGTTCGAGGTGGATGAGATAGAGAGCCGCCAGCAGGAGCTTTCGGAAACATTCAGCCGGAACAAGGCTAAACGCTTGGAACTGAACAAGCAGAAGGGGCTTGAAGTAAAGGCTAAACGTGAAGCCATAGAGAAAGCAAAGGCGCAGGCTGAAGTGAACATCGCATCAAAACGGGCGTGGATTGACGCACAGAAATCCTCATCGCTTTACCTGAACGAGCTTGTAGAACCTGAAACGGAGTCGGTAATAGCCGCCGACAAGCGTTACATCGACCTGTGCAATCAGGAAACGGAACTCAAAAACCAAATCGAGAACGAGACAGCCACAGACACAGGAAGCGACACATCGGAACTTGTCGAGGGCAAGGGCACGTTACAGTCAGCCATTGACGAACTGAAAAAGATGCTTTCCAAAAAGGACATCATCAAGCGCAACAACGAGCGTATCGCAGAACTCGAAACAATGATGCGCAAGCAGTCGCAGGAGGTTGCGGAGCTGGAGGGCATAGAGTTCACTATCGCATCGTTCTCAAAATCCCGTATCGAAGCCGTAGAGCGCAAAATTAACGGCATGTTCCATATCGTCAGGTTCAAGATGTTCGATACGCAGATAAACGGCGGAGAGGTCGAGACCTGTGAAGCAACCGTGAACGGAGTGCCTTTCTCTGACCTGAACGATGCAGGACGTATCAACGCCGGACTTGACATCATCAACGCAATATGCGGCTCAAACGGAGTGTATGCCCCGATATTCATCGACAATGCGGAAAGCGTGAACGAGCTGCTACCTACACAGTCACAGAAAATACGGCTCGTAGTATCCACCGACAAGGAACTTGTAATCGAATAGCGGTATGGAAAGGTACAACTGGGAAACACGCTTCGAGACAGCGGATAGCTTGATGATCCACACCATGCCCGGCGGTCGGGTTGAAGTAATCGCAAACCTCAAAACGGGTGTTGTGGAAGTAAAGCAGGACGGAAATGTGGTAGAGACACACGAGGGCTTCTACCTGTCCGAATACACGGAATTTTTGCAGGGCGTAGCCGACAAGGCGGCGAAACTCTGCGCAGTCAATAACAAATAAATTCAACGCAACATGAACAATCCAAATCAAGCCCCTGCACAGCAGGGCAACGGTCAGACGACCGCAGTAACGGAACGCAGAGTGAACCCGAAAGTGGAACTGCTTAAAAGCGTTCTTCATGCTCCGTCAATTCAGGAGCAGTTCGCAAACGTCCTGAAAGACCATAAGGACGCATTCGTGACCTCAATCATCGACCTTTACAACAGCGACAGCCAGCTGCAAGCCTGCAACCCCAATCAGGTTGTTGCAGAGGCTCTGAAAGCAGCCACGATGAACCTGCCGATAAACAGGGCTTTGGGCTTTGCCTATATCGTGGTATTCAACAACAGCGTGAAGCAGCCTGACGGGACTTGGGTAAAAGTGCCTACACCGACATTCGTACCCGGTTACAAAGGCTATATCCAGCTCGCAATGCGCACGGGGCAGTACCGCACAATCAACGCCGATTTGGTCTATGAGGGAGAGGTGCGCAAGGTAAACAAACTGACCGGAGAAATCGCCTTTGACGGCGAAAGGACATCGGACAAGGTTGCAGGATATTTCTGCTACTTCGAGCTGCTGAACGGCTTTGCAAAGACGCTCTACATGACCGTTCACGACATGGCATCATACGCCAAACGCTACTCCCCGTCCGTGAAGAAAGAGACTACCATAGACCAGCTGGAGAAACTGGCCAACACATCGGTAGTGAGCAAGAAAGTCGGCTGGGAGGGCAACTTCAACGACATGGCATTGAAGACCGTAATCAGGCGGCTGCTCTCAAAGTACGGTTACCTGTCAATCGAGATGCAGGGTGCTATGGCTGCTGACGACGACACGATGAACAACCGGGACATGGTGCTTGACGGTGCGAATGCGCAGGTAATCAACATCGACACCACGTTCGAGCCTGTAAATACTGCTCCGGCGCAGTCACCTGCACCAGCTACGGCTGCGAGTGAAGAACCTGCAGATGGTCCGGGATATTAATCAATCATGGAGGGTTGAGCTATGAGACTGAATGTTCTTGGGAGTGACAGCAACGGCAACTGCTACGTATTGCAGAACGATAAGGAGGCTTTAATCATCGAGGCAGGGGTACGCTTCTCCGAAGTGAAGAAAGCCCTGAAATGGCAGCTTTCAAAGGTTGTCGGGGCTGTCATTACCCATGAGCACAACGACCATGCGAAATATGTCAGGGATTTTGTCTCAAACGGCATCACGGTACTCGCTCTCCCGTCCGTGTTCAAGGCTAAAGGCATCGACTCGCTGTCATTCAGAAAAGAGATTGAACCCATGCACGGCTACATTGTGGGAGGCTTCAAGGTCTTTGCAATACCAGTATGCCACGATGTTCCGTGCGTGGGCTTCATCATCGAGCATGAGGACATGGGGCGTATGCTTTTCGTGACGGACACGATGATGCTCGAATACAGAGTGCCGGGACTGAACCACATCCTGCTGGAAGCCAACTATGCGGAGGACATCTTGGATACGAAGATAGAGGCCGGATCTGTGACGCTGTCAATGAAACCGAGATTGATACACTCGCACATGGAGATTGAGACGACCAAAGGGATATTGAGGGCAAACGACCTGTCGGGAGTGAACGAGATAGTCCTGATACATCTCTCTAACGGCAACAGCGATGAAAGACGGTTTGTCCGTGAGGTGCAGGAGACATCGGGAAAGCCCGTATATGCGGCGGTCGCCGGGCTGGAGCTTAACCTTTCAATAAATCCATACTGACATGCTACACGGTTTTGAGAACGAGACACGTCCGTTGAACGGTTACGAGAAAAACACCCTGTTGCCGATAATCGTAAGAGGGCTGTCGAACAGGACAGGTGCGGCGAACGCTGTAAGCAACGGCCACATCTGCATATCGCTCCGCAACAATGGTTACAAGGTTACGGAGGTACGGATTAGGAAAATCATCAACCACATACGCATACATGGCTTGGTAACATGCCTTATCGCTTCGGGAAAAGGCTATTACAGGGCTGAAAACCGTCAGGAGGTTGTGGACTACATCGAAAGCCTGAAAGGGCGTGAGAACGCAATCAAGGCCGTGCGTATGGCATTGGAAAAACAGATTGGTCAGGAAGTATGATTTTACAGGTAATCAAGAAAGGCGGACGGTTTGACCTGCGTAGGGTTTACGAGGCTTTCAGGGGATGCACTGACGGTATCTATATGCTGACCGTGAAGCGTGTACGGGGAAACCGGAGCAATGACCAGAACGCATGGCTTTGGGGGTGTGTCTATCCTATCCTGCTCGATGCTCTGATAGATGCCGGATGGGACGATTTCACCAACACAGAGCAGGTGCATGAGTTCTGCAAATCGAAGTTCACAAAGGAAAGTGCCGTGAACAAGCAGACAGGCGAGGTTGTGGAGTTTCCCCACTCTACCGCCACGATGGACACGGTGACATTCTCGGCCTATGTGGACAACGTTAGGGATTTCGCCCGTGAGTTCCTGAATACCGAAATACCTGACCCAGACAAAGAATGGAGAAAGAAACAATCAAACAGAAAGAATTATGGACAACATCAAAATTTCAGTAACAATGAGTGAAGTAAAAATTTCAAAAGAGAACCTTATCAAGAACTACAACGAAGCGGATAAGGCAACGAAAAAGATGCTTGAAGCAATATTCGGAAAGGATATGTTCCAGCAGAAGAACATCATGGCTCGTGTAAGGACATTCAATGACGCTTGCCGTGAACTTGGCAGCGAACACCCGTTCGTAAAAGAATGGAATTTAGGAGAAAATCTGTCTCCGAACCTTGAAGCATATCTCCAGCTAAGGATTGTCGTAGCAGCTCTAAACGAGGGCTGGGAGCCACAGTTCACCAAAGACGAGGTAAGGTGGTATCCTTGGTTTTGGCTCTACACACAAAAAGAGCTTGACGAAATGAGCGTAGAGGAAAAGAAAGAACGCCGTATGATGGACGTACGGGACAGAGTTTCAGAACACTATGCGGGCTTCGGCTCTGCGCGCTCGTGTAACGCCCCCTCGTATGCGAGTGCGGACTTCGGCTCTCGCCTTTGCTTAAAGAGCGAAGAACTCGCCACGTATTGCGGCAAGCAGTTCATCGACCTGTGGTCGTACTTCAATCTTGGCTAACCCTAAAAATATCGCACAATGGAAAAAGTCTTATTCGCAGACCTGTCCGAAAAGGAACGGATACAGATGCTCTCCGACAATGCGGATAAGGTGGAAGAAGTAGGCTACATGAAAGCCTTTACACCTGACGAAATGGAGACAATGAAAGACCGTCTGTCAAAGATTGTCATCGACATCAACGACATTGACGAAGAGAAGAAAGCGGCAAACGATGAGTTCAAGCTCAGGAAAAAGCCGCTGGAGACCGAGAAGCAGGAGCTTCTTGCCAACATCAAAAGCAAGTCCGAGTATGTGGTCGAGGACTGCTACAGGTTCTGTGACCATGATGAGCAGATGGTCGGTTTCTACAACAAACAGGGAATACTTGTGGACTGCCGTCCGATGCGCCCTGATGAGAGACAGACAACGCTGTTTCAGGCATTGAGACCTGAGACACCGAGAAGCAAAACAGGTACAGATAACGATTAAAACAGAAAATTATGCAACCGAAAGATTTGAACATTACAGTAGAGAACGGAATAAAGACGTTAGAGGTGCTTACGGGTGCCGCTCTTGAACCGAAAGAACCCCAACAGGTAGTAATCTTCGGAACGCTCGATGCGCCCCTGAGATGGCTTGAAAAGCGCATTACGGAGATTGAGCAGAAGAAAGCATTTGTAGCGGTGGATCGGGAGGAGATGAGCATACAGCTCGTTATTGACGAGAATAACCATTACCGCACGGAAATCAAGGGACAACTCCAGCTTCACCCCGTGTTTCTGAAATTCGGCATCAATCAGGGACAGTACCGCACCCCTATCGAGATGTCGGAGTTCATCAAAATGAACCGCTCGTATTTCGACAACAAGCAGGCAGCAATGGAGCTTGTTTCCCTGCTCCGCAACTTCAGGGCGAAAGTGAACAAGGATGTGGAGGCTGAAGTGGACTTGCGCAAAGGGGACAAACGGCTGCTTCTCGCACAGAAAATCGAGAGCAACCTGCCGGAAGCGTTCACAATCAAAGTACCGATTTTCAAGGGCGGAAAGCCTGTTGAAATCGAATGTGAGACCTATTTCAATCCAGACGACCTGACCTGTACGCTCGTATCGCCGGAAGCAAACGACATGACCGAGCAGACCAAAGACGGTGCGATTGATACGGTAATCGAGGGAATATGCAAAATAGCACCCGATATCGCAGTTCTTGAAATCTGATGAATGTAGTACAATGCCCCTTCCTCTTTTGGAGGGGGCTTATAAAGACTGTGATAATGGCACGTAGAAACTCACCATTCCTACCCCTGTATGTGGACGCATTCATGTCGGACGAACGTCTTGCGGAATGCTCTGCAAGGGCTCACGGTGTCTACATTCGTATCATGTGCCTGATGCACAAGTCTGCCGAGTATGGAAAAATCGCTCTCTCTGAAAAGGATTTGGAGGAGGTTACGGATGAGGACAGCCTTATAGTGAAGTTCGCTTTGAAGCTGTCAATACATCTTCCTTTTGGACAGGAGGAAATCGAGATGGGACTTCGGGAACTTATAGAGAACGAATGCCTGTATATCGATGGGAACACGCTCTGCCAAAAGAGGATGATCCGTGACGGTTCATTGAGTGAGAGACGGGCAAACGCCGGACAAAAGGGAATGGCAAGGCGGTATTCACAGGCTAACGAGATACCGCAGGCTGAAACTGAACGGAAGCCCGAAGAACCGGAGCAGAAGCCGGCCACGAAACCGAAAAAGACGAAACCTGCTGTCGAGAAGAAGCAGTACGCCGAATTTGTCAGAATGACGGAAGCGGAATACGCAAAGCTCGTGAACAGTTACGGGGAGGACGGCGCAAAGGAACTCGTAGAGATACTCGACAACTACAAGGCATCATCAGGCAAGCGGTACAAGGATGATTACCGTGCGATACTGAATTGGTGCGTGGATAAATATCTGAAACGAAACAATAACCTGTATGGAAGCGCAAAAGATAAACTCAATAATGCTCCAGCTGCAAAAGCAATGGAACGTAACTATGAGGAGGGATTTTGACGACCTGACCGATGAAACGGTTTTCAAGCAGCACGGCAACTTGCTGTGTACCTGTGGTAACGTAGTGCTTGCCAAGCAGTTCAAACGGTTTGTAATCGATGACAATAACCGGGACATCATACATTTTCTGCTCTATTACTTCAATAACTGCAAGAAAGCGGAGGATGTGTTCCCGGGCAAGGGCTACACGATACACAAAAACCTGATGATATGCGGAGAGGTCGGTGTCGGAAAGACGATGCTCATGCAGGTATTTGCTGACTACCTCAAAAGGACGGGAAACCCAAACGCCTTTGTGAACCTGTCGGTAACGCAGATGATAAATTACTACAAGATGCACAACCATCTCGATAAGTACACCTACAATGAGGACGGTACGCAATCATTCGAGGGAAAGCCGTTCAACGTCTGCCTCAATGACGTAGGGTTACAGACTCATCTGCATTTCGGAACAGATACGAAAGTCCTTGTGACTGACTTTTTCCACGCAAGAAACGAGATTTGGGCGCAGCAAGGAAAGTTCGCCCACATAACAACCAACCTGACGGCATCGGAGCTAAAGGAATACTTTGCGGACGGTTACGGGAGGTTGGAGGACAGATTTAAGACCTACAACGTGATACACCTGAAAGGTCAGTCACGTAGATAGAATAATCAACGCAACGAATAATATGTATCAGTTAAGAGACTATCAGAAAAAAGCAAGCGACGCTGCAACGGCGTTCTTCCAGGACAGGAGCAGCAACAAGAACGCAATCATAGTCCTGCCGACAGGAAGCGGCAAGAGCCTTGTGATAGCGGACATTGCCGCACGGCTGGACGCTCCTACACTCATATTCCAGCCAAGCAAGGAGATATTGGAACAGAATTATGCAAAGCTGCAATCATACGGCGTTTGGGACTGTTCTGTGTATTCGGCTTCATTTAACAGCAAGGAAATACGCCGGATCACATTCGCCACGATAGGCAGCGTAAAGAGCAATCCGCAACTGTTCAGGGCATTCAGGTATGTAATCATAGACGAATGCCATTTGGTGAACCCGAAAGAGGGCATGTACAAAGACTTCCTGACAGCCATAAAATGCAAGGTTTTGGGATTAACCGCCACGCCTTACAGGCTGTATTCGAGCCTTGACTTCGGCTCTATGCTGAAATTCATCACACGCACGAGACCATGCGTATTTTCAAGCGTGCTGTACCATGTACAGATTGGGGAACTTTCGGAACGGGGCTACCTGTCGCCGATGCGGTATTTCCAACTCAGTCCGCTTGACATGAAGAAGCTGCGGTACAACACCACAGGTGCGGACTATTCCGAAAAATCGGTACTGAGCGAATACAAGCGTGTGAATTTCTACCAGCACCTGTGCAACATCATCGAGCGGCTTCTTAAAGTGAACCGCCGGGGAATACTTGTATTTACACGTTTCCTGAAAGAAGCAGAACGGCTTGAAAAGACATTCGGATGTTGTGCCATTGTTTCAGGGTCCACCCCTAAATCAGAGCGTGAGCAGATACTTGAAAAGTTCAAGTCTGGACAGATAAAAGTCGTAGCGAATGTCGGGGTACTCACTACAGGATTTGACTATCCCGAACTTGATACGGTCGTTCTTGCACGTCCCACAATGAGCCTTTCGCTTTACTATCAGATGATAGGTCGGGCAATAAGACCACACAAGGACAAGCAGGAATCATGGGTGGTGGACTTGTGCAACAACTACCACCGCTTCGGTCGTGTTGAAGACCTGAAGCTGACAGAACCGCAAAAGGGATTGTATCAAATCGAGAGCAACGGCAGAGCATTGACAAACGTGTATTTCTAAATCGGCAACAAGATGAAACCATATATTGCATTTCTCAGAGACAAGATGGCGATAAGCCATAACACGGGCTTCGAGGTCAGTACGGATGAGCTGACACCAAATCTATATCCTCACGTCAAAGATACCGTTCGCTGGGCTGTTAAGGGCGGTTGCAGGGCTGTATTCAGCAGCTTCGGTATGCAGAAGACCGTAACCCAGCTTGAAATCCTCCGTATAATCCTGAAGCATGAGGGCGGCAAAGGATTGATTGTTTGCCCCAAGCGTGTAGTGATTGAGTTCCTGCATCAGGCAAAGGAACATCTCGGCATGGAAGTGACCTATGTTCGCACCATGCAGGAGGTAATGGAATGCCCTACCGAAATAATGATAACCAACTACGAGCGTGTACGTGACGGTGAGGACGGGGTACGTATAGATCCTTCATACTTCACCGCAACATCTTTGGATGAAGCGAGCGTGCTGCGTGGCTTCGGAACAAAGACCTATCAGGAGTTCCTGCCGTTGTTCAGCAATGTGCCGTACCGCTTTGTGGCGACCGCTACGCCGTCTCCCAACCGATACAAGGAGTTGATACATTATGCAGGTTATCTCGGCGTAATGGACACGGGACAGGCTCTTACGAGGTTTTTCCAAAGAGACAGCACAAAGGCGAACAACCTAACGCTCTATCCGCACAAGGAAAAGGAGTTTTGGCTATGGGTAAGCACATGGGCTTTGTTCCTGACGAAGCCGTCAGACTTGGGCTACCCCGATATCGGGTATGAGCTTCCTGAACTGCACGTGCATGAGGAAATCGTAGAGGTGGACAATTCAATGCCGATGCAGGACAGGGACGGACAGGCTATGATGTTCCGTTCAGCAGCCTTGAGCTTGCAGGATGCGGCACGGGAGCGCAGGGACTGTATGCCTGTGAAAATCGCCCGTGTGGTGGAGATAATAAATCGCCCGGAGAATAAGGATGACCATTTCCTTTTGTGGCACGACTTGGAAGCGGAACGTGTCGAGCTGGGAAAAGCCATTCCCGGATGCAAGGCGGTCTACGGTTCGCAGGACGATGAGGAAGCGGACAGCATTATTCAGGACTTCAAGGACGGTAAACTGAAATACCTTGCCGCAAAGCCTGAAATGCTCGGAGAGGGCTTGAATTTCCAATACCATTGCCACAAGGCTATAATGTTCATCGACTACCGTTTCAACGACAAGTTTCAGGCAGTGGCACGCATACACCGCTTTATGCAGAAATACCCGGTTGAGCTGTATTTGGTGTATGCTGAGAGCGAACAGGAGATTTTCAAGTCATTCATGCAGAAGTGGGCGCAGCATAACAACATGGTCGAGAATATGGCGAACATCATACGGGAAAACGGGCTGTTCGGATTACAGGCAGAGGAAAAGATGATGCGCTACATGTTCTCCAAGCGTGAGGAACAGTCGGGCAAGATGTGGAGAGCGATAAACAACGACAACGTGCTGGAGTGTCAGAACATGCTGGAAAACTCGGTCGGTCTTATTGTGACCAGCATACCGTTCTCCAACCACTACGAGTACACGCCGACATACAACGACTTCGGGCATAATCAGGATAATGAGAAGTTCTTTGAGCAGATGGACTATCTCACTCCCGAACTGATGCGGATTTTACAGCCGGGCAGACTTCTGTGCGTGCATGTGAAAGACCGGGTGCTGTTCGGTAACGCAACCGGGGACGGAATGCCTACCATAGACCCGTTTTCGGACATGGCCGTGTTCCACTACATGAAGCATGGCTTCCGGTATATGGGACGCATAACGGTCGATACAGACGTGGTAAGGGAGAATAACCAGACGTACCGCTTGGGCTATGGTGAAATGCGCAAGGACGGCTCGAAAATGGGCGTAGGGTGTCCTGAATACGTGCTTCTGTTCCGCAAGCTGCCTACCGATACCTCAAAGGCTTATGCGGATTGCCGTGTGGAGAAAAGCAAGGAGGATTATTCGCTGGCACGCTGGCAGATTGACGCTCACGCAAGCTGGAAGTCTTCGGGCAACTCCCTTTTGAGTTTCGAGGACATGAAAGGCTTGGGCATAGACAAGATACGTTCCCTGTTCAGGAAGTACGAGAGCGAGCATGTCTACAACTATGAGGAGCATATCGCCTTTGCGGAGGAGCTGGAGGCTTACGGGAAGCTGCCGAAGACATTCATGGCGGTAGATCCGGTAAGCAAAAAGGATTGGATTTGGGACGATGTGGTACGGATGCGCACCCTGAACACGAAGCAGTCGCAGAAGAAAAAGCAGAACCATATCTGCCCGTTGCAGCTTGACATAGTGGAAAGGCTCATCGAGAGGTATTCCAACAAGGGAGAAGTCGTTTTTGACCCGTTCGGAGGTATTCAGACGGTGCCGTACTGCGCCGTGAAAATGGGGCGCATGGGTCTGTCTACCGAACTGAACTATGACTATTGGAGAGACGGTATTTCCTACCTGAAAGAGATTGAGCAGGAGGTTACCGCACCGACATTGTTTGACTTAATAGGAGCATAAATTATGGATAATTCAGAATACAAAGTTTGTGAGGTGTGCGGACAGGAAAAGCACATTTCGGAGTTCAGCAAATCATATCCACGCAGGTGCAAGGCTTGCGTGGCAGAACATACGAAAATGGTCAGGGAGCGTGCCAAACAGGAGCAAAACCGTTCCAAAAACACGGAAAACCGTGCCGAAATGCAGAAAGTCGTGGTTAAGGATACGGGAGAAACGGTTATGGTAAGACCTTGCCGTGAACCGCTTAATGCTAAGTTGGCATTTTACGAAACAGATGATGGCCGTAAGTTCCCGATGTTCGCTTTGGAGTTCTCAAAGGAAATTGACTGGGAACAGCGCAGGTATGAGATAGCAAAAGAAGCCATCAGAGGAGTTGCGCTCAATGCTGATTGTTTCACAAGGATTGAGATTGAAACCACGGTAAACAACGCATTGGAATTGGCAGATTTACTTATTGTAGAATTGAAGAAAGGAGGTCAAAATGTATAGTTTACGTGAACGGCTTTTCATTCTCGACAGCAAGCATCAAAATGAACGCAGCCGTATTCATGGCAAAAACCTACGTGTCTTTTACGGGTGGTCGAAAGTGAACAAAATCCGCAAGAAAGAGGCCATATCCGTAATCTTCGAGAACGACAGGCAGAACGAGGAAAAGACATTAAGGACTGTGGGTAAGTTTCAGGAAACGGTTTACATGCGCAAGCAGACGGATAACGAAAAGCTGGATGCGGAACATTCCAACAGAATGTTCACGGAGTATTCGGTATTTATGGACGACAAACGGATAAATGGCAGTTTGGAGGCGGCTCTGCAGATAAACAGGAATGCCGACCGTAATAATGTGGGCAAGAAAATTCTTGATGAAATAGAAGCCGAACTTCGGAGTGCTTTCATGATAGCGCACAGAGACTATAAAGAGCCTGTACGACAACTTGAACTGTTCACTTTAACCGATTAGGCAATGGCACAGGAACGTATAGATGATTTCATACAGCTGGCAAAGGACTATGCCAAAGCAGAAAAAGAGCTGGAGGTACAGCATTGGGTATTCATCAGCATTGAGCGTACAGACGGGAGATGCAATTACGAACGCCTGTTCTGTTACGATTTGCCCCGTGAGGTGTACGAGCGCAGGCGGTGGGTAATCGAGTGGAGAAAGTCAAGGTTCGTATGCAAATACCCGAAAGGAAACATCAGATGCTACACGAGCTATTACGATAAGCGTTTGGGAATGGATACCCGGCTGAACGAGGATTTGCATCGGCTCATATCGGCAAAGGCACAGGTTACAAAGGTTCGGCGCAAGATTGAGGAATATGTAGCCTACAACCGGGCGCATAACCTATTCTTTGATGAGAATACCGATACAGATCTGCAGAAAGCCCGTGAGAAGCTCGCAACAAAGATAGCCAACGTACGGGCGGCAGAAGAAAGAATGAAATTAAAAATCAAACAAATACAGGAGGAAAAACAATGATTACAAAAGAAACAGCACGCAGGATTTACAACTGCTACCAGCAAATCGAGGAAATAGACAGGCTAAAGAAAGAAATGCTTGAAGAAGTAGAAAAGACAAGGAAGCGTGAGGCAGAAAGTCACGAGCCTATACCTGACAGCCCATTCGGCAGATTTGGTAAAGGTATGCAGCTTGGAATACCTGACGGAATAGCATCATCAATGAGGGTATTCAACATCTCTCCGGCCATAGGCGTAAAGGTAATGGACGAGCAACGTGAGAAGCTGGAGAAAGATTTACGGGAGTTGGAAACCATAGCACGGTTGGAACTTTCAGGCAAAAATGGGGATTAAGCTATGAAGCCACGAGAGTTTTACGACAAGGTTGTGCAGATGCGCCGGATGCAGAAAGAATACTTCAAGAACCGTTCATCAATCGCCCTCCAAAAGAGCAAGCAGCTGGAGAAAGAGATAGACGATGAGATAACCCGTGTAGAGGGTATTCTTGGGCGTTCAGAGGCGCAACCGCATCTGGGGAATATATTTGATTATCCGCATTACGATAGCTCAATGGAGGGCAAATAAACAGTTAAAACCAATACGAAAATGAAGAAGAAAATCATTCTGACACTATCGAAACGCTTTCCCCTCTGTCATTCGAGGAAAGGAGAGCCTACCCACTTCAGGGAGAAACTGAACAACACGCTCAACGGCTGTCAGGAAACGGTATCGGAGCTTGACGGTACGGTTGTAAAGGGGCGCAAGATACACACCATTCGGGCAAACTTTGCAAGGTGGAAGCATAATATCAGCAAGATTGACAGCGGAGGGTTCTACCTTTCCGTCCGTCAATGGAGCGCACGCCCCTACAACTCGCCACAGGAGGAAATCTTCCAGATACACGGCAACTGTATCGGATGCCAACGTATAACCATGTCATACGACCCTGACACAAAAACGCTCAAAGCGGCAATAGACGGCAAACAGGTTGCAAATGTAGAGCAACTTGCAGCGAATGACGGTTTGCCTTTGGAGGACTTCAAGGAGTGGTTTTTCGGCAAAGAGCCACAGGAGAAGAAGCTGTTTACGGGTATCGTGATACACTTTACACCGTTCCGCTACGGCTCTGATACTAACAAGTCAGTAGAGGATAGTATAGTATAATATATAATATAAATACAAACATTATTAGTAGTACAATGGCTTCAATCAACAAGGTAACGATTATCGGGTTTGTGGGGCAAGAGCCGAAAGTGGACACCCTGCAAACCGGGACAAAGGTCACGCAGTTCTCGGTGGCGACAACCGAAAAGGGCTACACCACACAGGGAGGCACTACCGTACCCGACCGCACCGAATGGCACAACATCGTACTGTGGGGAAAACTCGCAGAGATTGCCGGACAGTACCTGCATAAAGGCTCGTCCGTGTATATCGAGGGAAAGATAAGGACACGCAGCTATGACGACCGGAACGGCATAAAGCGGTATGTGACCGAAATTCACGGGGACATCATGCAGATGCTCGACCGCAGGCAGGACAACGGCCAGCAACAACCCCAGCAGAACACCTATTCGGGAGGCGGCAGCTCGCAAGGTGCAGATGATGACGATTTGCCGTTCTGATTTGTGCAAGAAAGGAGGTTTTGACGTATGAGACATGACGAAAGCAGAATACAGACGGCTTGCGTGAAGTGGTTCAGGCTTCAATATCCGCACTTCGCCTTAAACCTGTTCGCAGTACCGAACGGCGGTCAGCGTGGAAAGTTCGAGGCAAGGATTATGAAAGGCGAAGGTGTAACGGCTGGAGTTGCAGACCTGCTGTTGCTTCTTCCGTCCAAAGGCTATCACGGTCTGTGTATCGAGATGAAGACGGTGGACGGTCGGCAGCGTGACTCGCAAAAGGCTTGGCAGCAGTCGGTGGAGAATGTTGGCTACAAGTACATTTTGTGCCGCTCAATCGAGAGCTTTATAGCGCAAGTAAATGATTATTTGAGGTAAAAACTCTTTTTTTGGCTTAAAGCGTACCTAACAAGTACGCTTTATTAGTATATTTGCACGGACTAACAAATCTAACATTTCAAAAAACGACATGGAAATTTTAAACAAGACAGACGGATTGATGCTGATAATCGGATATTTTCTTGCAATGGTAGGCATCATCGCATTGCTCCGGAAGAGGGAACAGACCAAATCGGAGTTTTTGGTGGCCGACCGTTCGGCATCGTGGATTTTGACAGCCTTTTCAATGGCGGCAACGTGGGTATGGGCACCGTCCATGTTCACGGCGGCGGAGAAAGCCTATACGCAGGGATTAGCTGGTGTATTTTGGTTCGTAGTTCCGAACGTGCTTACGCTGGTGCTGTTCGCATTCTTTGCAAAGAAGATGCGCAACCTCAGACCTAACGGATGGACGTTTTCGGACTACATACGGGAGAAGTACAGCAAGAGGGCACACAACATGTTCCTGATAGAGAGTTTCGGGCTTCAGGTGTGTTCAATGGCGGTACAGCTTTTGGCCGGAGCGGCAATCTTCCACAAGATTACGGGACTACCTTTCTTTTGGACGACCGTATTGCTCGCAGTAATACCGCTGCTCTACTCGCTTATGAACGGTATCAGAGGGAGCATCACGACAGACTTCGTGAAAATGGGCTTCATCGTGGTTGTGCTTCTCATGGGACTGCCTATCATGACATCGAACGCCGGATTTGATACGCTTGTCAATGGTTTGGGCGGCATAAGCGGCGATTTCGACAACCTGTTCGATAAGAACGGCATAGCCGTGATGCTCTCTTTCGGAATACCCACCACGATAGGATTGCTTTCAGGAACATTCGGCGACCAGATGTTTTGGCAACGTGTATTCTGTGTAAAGCATGACAAAGTGAAGAATACGATGCTGCTTGCGGCTCTGATATTCGCCGTAGTGCCCGTTTCCCTGTCCATATTCGGCTTTTTCGCATCGGGGGCAGGTTTGGATATTGCCGACACGCAGCTTGTCAATGTAGGGGCTGTTATCGCCTTTACCCCGAAATGGTTTCTCTACCTGTTTTTCCTGCTTATCCTGTCAGGTCTCGTCTCGACCGTGGACAGTATCATGTGCGCCGTGTCCTCAATCGCAGGACATGATGTATCAATGCGGATTGCAGACAAGTTCGGCAAAGGCAGTCTCGGAGCAATACGCATAGGAAAGCGCATACTCAGTTCGGTGGACATCGCCCGTATCGCTATGGTCGCCGTTACAGTCTTGGCTATCGTGGTAGCAAACATACCGGGAATAACCATAACCTACCTGTTCCTGTTCTACGGTACTTTGAGAAGCTCCGTAATGCTCCCGACAATCTTTGCCATCAACGGCAGGAAGATGTCAGAACGTGGACTGTATTACGGCATCATGGCCAGCCTGATTGTAGGTCTTCCGATTTTCGCATACGGTAACCTGCACGGCAACATTCCGCTCATCCTCACAGGCTCGCTTCTCACTATCTGCACATCGGGCATCATGGCGAGAGTGATGAAAGACAAACCTACTGTGAACAGAAACCTCAATTTATACTAATTCAAAATTGGAACGATGAAACGATTTCTACTACTCATAGCGGCTCTGCTGGTAATGGCGACCACAAAGGCACAGGTATATGACGGTATCACACAACCGACAAAGTATAGGGTTTGGCTCTCGCTGAGCCAGCCCTATGACGGAGGCTCTGCCACATTCAACCCGTTTGTAGGTTACAGGATGGACGTGGCGAAATGGTTTAACGTGACAGGCGTTGCGCAGTACAACTTCAATACACAGGCGTTCTCTCCGGCAATATGGCTGAACTTCAATATTGCCGACCGCTTCTACATATTGAGCCGGAACATCTATGACTGGAAAACCAACAAATACAGGCAGACTTTATCGGGAACGGTAAAGCTGCCTTTGGGCTTTATGGTGGATGCCACTTGGGACAACCTTTTCAACGGCGACCGCTTCTGTGACGGCGACCGATTGCAGGTCGTGGGTGGTTATACTTACAGGTGGCTTGTGTTCAACGTGGGATATTCCATGAGGGCAATGCCCGGAGTGATAGCTAACGTCCGCTTCAAACTCACGCCTGAACTTTGGTTTCAGCTGAAATATGACGGCGGCATGGAGACTATCGGCGTGAACATAGCGTACAATTTCAACTGACAGGATATGAAACAGATAATAGGAAAGAAACAGACTTCAAGCAATGACGATTTCGTCAAGGCTTGGAACGAGATAGAAAGTCTCGTGTCCCTGCAAGAGGCACAGGCTCTCGTGGATCATGCTGTAGCCGACATCAGGAAGCAGATGGCAGGCAAACGAGCCGGATACGCTTGGAGCGGAGGAAAGGACAGCCTTGCCCTGCAATACGTCTGTGAAAAGGCTGGCATTACAGACTGCGTTATCGGCATAGCCTCAAAACTCGAATACCCCCAATTCTTGGCTTGGATTAAAGAGAACAGCCCGAAAGGTCTTGCAGTATGGGACAACGCCAAACTTGACCTGCAATGGCTCGCAAAGCATCAGGATATGCTTTTCCCGACCGACAGCAAGAAAGCGGCACAATGGTTTCACATCATACAGCACCGGGCACAGGCTTGGTTCTTCAAGGAGAAGCATTTGGAGGTTATCTGTCTCGGCAGGCGCACGCAGGACGGCAACTATACGGGCGGTAAGGGTCAGAACTGCTACACCGACCGGAACGGGGTAACACGCCTGTCCCCTATCGCCAATTGGAAGCATGAGGAGGTACTGGCCGTGATACACTACTTCATGGGGCGCAACATGCCGCCTATCTACGATTGGAAAAACGGCTTCACGGTTGGCACGGGTGTATGGGCTGCACGCCAATGGTGCGGCTCTGTACAGAACGGTTGGCAGGAGGTGTATGGGATTGCACCTCAAATCGTGGAGGAAGCGGCTCAATACATTGAATCAGCAAAACAATTTCTAAACGCTAAATGATATGTCAAAATCAAAAGTAACACAGGAAAGAAAGGCCGTAAAGGTTACGGAATTAAAAGAGTTCCCCAACAATCCGAACATCCATCCGGAGGAACAGGTAAAGGCTATCGCTCAAAGTATGGAAACATACGGGCAGTATTATCCTATCATCGTGGATGAGAAGATGCAGATACTCTGCGGACACGGTAAGAAGCTCGCACTCGAAAAGCTCGGCCGCACGGATGCGGACGTGGTTGTCATGCATGGTCTGTCCGACAAGCAGAAAATGAAGCTCGTTTTGGAGGACAACAAAATCCAATCCCTGTCCTACATCAATTTCGGCAAGGCGGAGGATATCATCCGTGAGATTGGGGAGACAGGTATCATCGGCTTTACGGATGACTACTTGGAAGCAATCATCAACGAGGTATCCACTGACAATATGGGCGTGGACTTTACGCAGCCAGCACAGAAGAAGTCCGTGGAGAGCATACCGCAGGAGAAACAGGAGGAACAGACAGATGAATTTGAGGACATCGACAGCGGCATGCAGCCAGCACGCACTATGGTTTGTCCTCATTGCGGAAAGGAGATTACGTTATGAGCAAGCAACAAAAAGACCTTTTCGCCCCGCTGCGGAACTTGCAGTTCATAGACCGTGAGTTGGTCAAACCGAATGACTACAACCCTAACAAGGTGCTTGAAAAGAACCTGAAACTGCTTACGGAAAGTATTCTCAATAACGGTTTCTGTTTCCCTATCGTGATACGTCCCGACTACACTATCATAGACGGTTTCCACCGTTGGATGGTGTCAGGGCGTGAGCCGTTGAAGACATTGCTCGGCGGTAAAATCCCGGTCGTGATTGTTGCGCATGACAACGCAACGGACGACATGGCCGGAACTGTGACATTCAACCGTGCAAGGGGTACGCACCTGCTTGAGCCTATGGAGAACATCGTCAAGAAACTTCTCGATGAGGGGCTTTCGGTGGACGAAATATCGAAGAAGCTGGGCATGAGCCGTGAGGAAATCTTCCGTCTTTCAAAAATAGACCGGGAAACATTCCTGAAGCTCGTAACACAGCGGCATCAGACATTCAGCAAGGCGACAATCATCAAACGTGGATAGCCTATGTTCCAAAAGACGTTGAATATTTCGGTCGTGGAGGCGGCGGAGCGCAGGGTTCTCGAAGCCTTCAATAACAACAAGCTCGTTGCGTTGAGCTTTTCAGGCGGCAAGGACAGTATCTGTATGGCTGACATCGTTGTCAAGACGATGCAGAAATACGGCATACCGTTCTCCCGTCTGATTGTGATATTCTTCGATGAGGAAGCGATATACCCTGACGTGGAGGAGATAGTCAAGGACTGGAGGTCTCGTTTTCTCTCTCTCGGAGCAAGGTTCTACTGGTTCTGTCTGCCCATAAAGCACTACAACTGCTGCAACAAGTTGGCGAACGATGAAAGTTTTATCTGCTGGGAGCCGGGCAAGGAAAGCGTTTGGGTACGTCCCATGCCGAAGTTCGCCATACGCAACCACAAGGATTTCCGTATGGGAATGACCTATCAGTATTTTGGGGAAAAGATTTTCAAGAAAGTACCGCAGATGGTGGGTCTACGTATGGCTGAAAGCGTACAGCGAAGAACCTCCATATCGTCAAAGACGGACAAAAGCCCGTTCATCTATCCCATGTATGATTGGAAAGACAGCGATGTATGGCTTTACATCAAACTGTACGGGCTTCAAATCCCCATGACCTACATCTACCTATACAAAGTGGGCGTAGCGTTGAATAAGCTAAGGATTTCGCAGTTCTTTTCAATCGATACTATCAAGACTTTGCCAAAGGTGCTGGAGTTCTATCCCGACCTGTACGAACGTGTCATCAGGAGAGAGCCGAACGCCGACCTCGTGATGCTGTACTGGGACACTGATATGTTCCGAAGCACGAAGCAGGATCAGAAGTTCGACCTCGACAAGGATAAGGATTACCGTATCGTGCTCAAAGAGGAAATGAAGAAAGCGAGCCAGCACCCCGACATGTACCCGGGTTACAAGGAAGCGAAGAAACTGTATGCCCGTGTAGATGAGCGCACATCATCCGCAACATGCAAGAGGCTTTACCAAATGCTTGTGGCAGGTGACCCGAAAAAAAGGACATACCGGGTAATACTCGGCGACATAATGAAAGAAAACCAGCAATTAGAGGAAAGACGTGGCAACAAATGAGACAATACAGGAACGCATAGCCAAAGACAAGGAGGTTGTGCTTGATGCCCTGAACAAGAGTTCCGGCATCGTTGCTTCTGCCTGCAAGGCGGCTGGCATATCCCGTTTCACTTTCTACAAGTGGCTTAAGGAGGACAGCGACTTTGCCGAAAAGGTGGAGGATATCAAGGAGCTGCAGAAGGACTTTGCGGAAGCCCTTATCCTGAAGAAGATGAAAGAGGGCGACACCACGATGATAATCTTCTACGCCAAAACGCAGATGAAAGACCGTGGATATAGTGAGCGGTTGGAGCATACGGGGGCTAACGGAGAACCGTTGCTGAAAGCCGCCGAAATTGATTTGAGCAAGCTCACGGATGAGCAGAGGAAAGTCCTGCTAACTATCGGGGAACAGGTGCTGAATGATACGGAACATTGATTATACGGCGTTGGGAATACAAGTCGTAGCAGATGAGTGCCGGAAGAGTTTTTTCTACTTCGTGAAGATGTTTTGGGACGTTATCATATCGGAAAAGCCCATTTACAACTGGCACATACCCTATCTGTGCGATGAGTTGCAGAAGCTCTCGGTATCAATCATAAACCGAGAGCCGAAACCTTATGACCTTATCATCAATATTCCTCCGGGAACAACAAAATCGACAATCGTCACAATCATGTTCCCGGTATGGTTATGGATTAATGACCCCACATTGAGGGCTATTACAAACTCGTATTCGGGTGGTCTGTCAATAGAGCACGCAACGAAATCAAAGGACATCATTCAGAGCGACAAGTTCCGCAAACTGTTTCCTGAAATCGTATTGAGACGTGATAAACAGGGAAAGCAGCACTACGAGAACACGCAGGGAGGCTTCCGTTACGCCACATCAACAGGTGCGACCATTACAGGCTTCCATGCCCACGTGATAATCAACGATGACCCGCAGAACCCGAAACAGGCGGACAGCGAGCCGTTAAGATTACAGGCAAACGAGCATGTGAAAACGCTGTCCTCACGAAAGGTAAACAAGGAGAACACCCCGATGATTACCGTCATGCAGCGTCTGCATGAGGAAGACGTTACGGGCTACCTGTTGAAGCGCAAGGGCGAAAAGATACGGCACGTGTGTCTGCCAGCCGAACTGTCGGACATGGTAAAGCCCGTTGAACTTCGGGACAAATACGTGGACGGGCTTCTCGACCCTGTCCGGCTCAACAGGTCTGTCCTGGAAGAAGCGAAAATAGACCTCGGCAGTCTCGGCTATGCAGGACAATACGAACAGTCCCCGATAGTGGACGGCGGTAACATTGTCAAGGATGAGTGGTTTCGCAGGATATCGTACTCTGACTTCATGGCTTTGCGGTTTCGGGAAACGATACACTTCTATCTCGATACCGCATACAACAAGAAGCAGAGGACAGACAACGACCCGAGCGGCATTTTGGCTGCTTGCAGGATAAGGAACAGCGTGTATCTCGTGGATGCGCAAAAAGTGTGGAAAGAGATGCCGGATCTGTTGCGCTTTCTTCCGGAGTATATGGCATCGCACGGGGCAACAGGAGAGAGCAAGCTGCATATCGAGCCAAAGGCGAACGGTATCAGCGTTGTTCAGATGCTAAAGGAAATATCCACGCTCAATGTCAAGGAAACGCCCACACCTGACGACAGTAAGGAGGTCAGGCTGCGTGTGGTTTCCCCTCGCATAGAGTGCGGCCGGGTGTACATCGTGGAGGGCAGCTGGAATGAGGAGTTCCTGAAAGAGGTATGCGGTTTCCCGACCCAGCCCCATGACGAATATGTAGATATACTCGGATATGCTATAAACGACCTTTTGAACGATGATGACGACATAGACTATGACGCACTCGGCAAAGGTACATTTGGATTGTAAACAATTAAAATAAAACAAGTTATGAATTACTTTAATGTATTTCGGAATTACGTCAATCAGCTCGTGGGACGTAATCAGGAGTTCGAGAAGCTGTTGCAAGCCAAAGACATCGGTGCGGTCATAGACTCGATGAGCAACAGGAGCGAGCTTATCCTTGACGCTATCAAGGACTATGACACGTTCTCGCATCAGATAATGAAGCGTGAGGACAAAATCATCACGGACAAGAACGGCAAGTTCCTACGGAAAGAGCCTGTATGGAAACTGCCTGTACCGTACCCTGTGTATATCAATGAAATCTCGCTCGTGTTCCTGTATGGTCGTCCCGTGAAATGGTCTCAACTATCAGAGAATACGGACAGGGCTTTCAACAAGTACATGGACGTTATCAAGAATACACATTTCAACAGCAAGATACGTCAATGCAAGCGCATAGCCGGAGCGGAAACGGAGAGTGCAATGCTGTTCCGTGTATTCAGGGATAATGACGGCAACCCTGACGTACAGATACGTGTTCTCGCAAAGAGCAAGGGAGATGACATCTATGTGCGCTGGGACCAGTTCGAGAACATCATTTCCATAGGCTGGGGATACTACGTCAAGGCAAACGACAAGGTGGAGTATCATTTCGACATCTATACCCCGAACACCATCTACAAGTGTGTCCGTGGCGGTCTCGGCTGGGAGGTGGAGGAAGAAGAAAACCTCGTGGGGAAAATCCCCATCATCCTGTTCCAGCAGAAAAAGGAATGGGCAGGCGTTGAGCCTCTGATACACCGTGAGGAGTACATCGCCAGCCGCTCTGCGGACACAAACGACTATTTCGCCGACCCTATCGCCATCATGGATGCAGAAGTGGTAAAAAATCTGCCTGAAAAGAAAGATGCCAACAAACTGCTCATCACGAAAGGACAGGACGGAGTGGATAAGGCTGCAAAGTACCTCACATGGGATAATGCGCCGCAATCGAAGAAAGACGAAATCGAATGGCTGCAAGACCAAATCTATTCCAAGACATTCACGCCGAAAATAAGTCTCGACACGATGAAAAGCATCTCGCAGCTTTCGGCAAAGGCGTTGCGTACGGTCATGCTGCTTGCAGACATCAAGGCATCGAAGCATAAGGAGATACACGATGAACTGCTTGACAGGACGGCCAGTCTGATAACCGCCATTATCGGAAACGTGCTTGACATTTCCCTGAAAGAGGAATGCTCCAAACTGCAGATCGGGCACGAGTTTCAAGAGCCGTTCGGGGAGGACATCACGGAATGCATATCCAATATCGTCAAGATGTACGATGCTGGGCTTATCAGCCAAGAGGGCGCAGTTGAACTCAATCCGCTTGTCAAAGACCATGCAAAGGAGTTGCAGCGGATTGAAAAGGAGAAAGAGGAACGGCAGAAAGCGAATGCAGATTTATTCGGGAACAGAACGGAGGAAGAAGTATTACCAACGGCTGAATAACTGATTTATGGTTACTGAAACAGGGAAAAAGGAATATCTCGCACTTCTCAACCGTACAGAGAGGTATGCGGAACAGGTAAGGAAATTGTTTGCCGTAGCGGTAAACGATATTCTTGCCTTAACGTCCTCTGTACCGCATTTGGACGATGGAGAGGTGTTTCGCTATTCAGAACAGAAGAAAATCGCAAAGAAAGTCTCGGACAGGCTTAGAAACCTACATTCCGCAGTATATGCCGCAATCAAGAACGACATCACTCTTGAATGGGACGAGGCTAACACCGCTTGCGATGAGCTTGCCGCATCCTGTTTCGGTAAGGAGATACTTTCAGACAAGCGTTTCGCAGGATGGTTTGAGCGAAACACGGAGGCTATGGAGGCTTTCATCAGCCGGAGCGAAGCCGGACTTAACCTGTCAGACCGTATTTGGCAGCCCGTGAAGCAGCTACGCTCCGAAATGGAACTTGCCATGACCGTGGCCATTGGAGACGGCGACAGCGCATCCCAAATATCGAGATACGTCCGGCAATACCTGAATAATCCCGATAAGCTGTTCCGCAGAATACGAGATGAGAAAGGCAACCTGAAGCTGTCAAAGGCGGCAAAGGCTTATCACCCGGGACAGGGCGTTTACCGCTCATCGGCAAAGAACGCCATGCGTATCGCCCGAACAGAAACAAACATCGCATACCGCAGGGCTGACAATACACGCTGGCAGCAGATGGACTTCGTGATAGGTCAGGAAATACACCTGTCACGCAACCACCCTGTGACCGATATCTGTGACACACTTGCCGGAAGATATCCTAAAAATTTTGTCTTTGACGGATGGCATCCTCAATGCTTCTGCTACGTAGTTCCTGTCTTGTTATCAGAAAAGGATATGATGGCCATGCAGCAGGCGAAACTGAATGGAGAGGATTACGACATTTCGGGGAAAGTCATTGCCGACATGCCGGGTAACTTCAAGTCATGGGCAATAGACAACGCAGAACGCATAGAAAAGGCAAAAGAACGTGGTACGCTGCCTTATTTCATCAAGAACAATAAGAAGACCGTTGACAGGATTATAAATCCCCCTACGGCTTTGGAAACAGCCAAAGAACGCCATGCGGCAAGAACGCCCGGACAGATACAGGACATCAAGCGGCGTTGGACTTTACGCAACGCAGAGATCCGGCACGCCAGCAGGACACCCGAACAGGAAGCGGCCATACGCAAGGCATGGAACGAGCGCAGGGCTACACGCAAGTACGGCCAGAGCATTCTGTCCTACATGGGCGGTATCTCGGACGTTGATACATCCGCATTGCAGAAAGCACTCAACGGCGGCAATCTCGATACGATACTCAAAGAGGCTCGCAGGCTGAAAGCGGTCGGCAAGGAAATCCTCTCCTACTCATATCTCGACAATCCGATGCAGGTTGCACGTCAGTTCTCTATGTCGGAGGCAAAAGCTGTTAATGAAGCCGTGCAGAAGAAGCTGGACAGTTGGGCTGGTCTCTCTTTGGAGAAACAGAAGTCCAAACTGTCGTTCGAGATAGACTGGGTACAGAAACATCAGAAATACTCCACATGGGAGGTGGCGCAGAATGCCTACAAGAAGCAGCTCGAAAAAGTGTCGGACGCTCTCGATTGGGAGAACATCAGCAATGAGTTCAAGAACATAAGCAGCTTCAAAACGAAGTCGCAACCGTATCTTGACCTTGTGGCAAAATTGCAGGATGCTATATCCAGCAAGGACAAAGCAGCCGCACAGCAAACGATACTCGACATCAAAAAGAAGCGTGAGCAACTCGACAAAGCTGCGGCTCAACGGAACGCCAAAAGACTGTTCGGCAAAGGTCAATCAACAACCTTTGATGAGAGTGCTTATACCAAAGACAGAAAGGACAAGGCTATATGGTGTAAGACATCCAGCAATTCTGTAAACAAGTTCAAGGACAAAGCGGATGAGATATACAATACTGCTTCAAAAGAAGAACAGGATGCGGCTTGGAGATATACATCAGGAAGCGGATATGTAAACAGGCCTTTGAGAGGATATGACGGTGCATGGGGAAAATCTAACTTCAAGGGTATAGGCAATGTTCCTCTTGACAATGAAAGCCCGTTAGCACCGAAAGACATAGACAGCCTGACAAACCTTATCAATAAATCGACATACGATAAGGATATTTGGCTACAACGTGGAGTTGATGATGAGGGATTAGCAGGATTCCTGCAACTTGCATCTTTGGACGAAAGCAGCCTGAACGCCCTTGTGGGTAAAAGCATCACAGATACTGCATTTATGAGTTGTGGAGCAGCAAAAGGGACAGGATTTGGTGGTAATATAATAAACATTTACTGCCCGAAAGGGACAAAGATGCTCTATATTGACGGACGTTCTGCATATTCTTCTGAGAACGAAATGCTGATACAAAGAAATACCCGATTTCGCATCACAAAGGTTGAGAAATCGGGCTGGAGATACTTTATAGACGTTGAAGTGGTAGGTCAGATTTGACCCAAATACTGTTCCTTATAGAATTTTTTGAACTCGGTCGGAGACCCTTCCAACCAATAGAGAAAACGGTTGTAAAGCATGGCTTTGAGAGTTGTAGGTACATCATCCTTGCTCTCAAAGTCCAGCAGACCGTCTTTTACATACTCATCCCTGTATTCTATGAGGGTTTGGCTCTCGTCAAGGAACATATCAAGCCAATTCTTCTCATATTCCCAAAATAGGGCTTTGTTCCCATCTTTGTAAGGGTTTTCATTTTCGCCCTTGTAATATCTACATGAAGTCAATAGCTCATCTCGTTTGCTCATAGCTCACTGTAAAATCGGTTTATAACTCGTTTCATTTCATCAGGAAGATACGACATCGCAATATCTTTCAGGTCTACGGGAACACCGTACATCGCTTCCGCAATGCCGCCTGTAATCGCACCTATCGTATCGCTGTCACCACCGACAATCATTGCGTTTCTTATGGCTTCCTCAAAACAGGTGCTATTAAGAACACATGAGACTGACACGGGGACAGCATTCATGCAGGTCTCGTTGAACGGATTGGAGAACGGCACGAATTTCGGGATTTCTCCATATTCAGATACAGCATATTTAGTTATGTCGTCAGTTGTAAATCCCCAACGAGACATAAATACGCACATGGCGGTAACCTGAGCCCCCTTGATACCTTCAGGGTGGTCATGGGTTATTTCAGCAGTTTTTTTTGCTTCCAAAAGCACACTATCAGCAGTATGATAATATAAGCCAATCGGACTTACACGCATCGCTGAGCCGTTGCCGAAACTGTAATAAGGTTGTGGATCGTCAGAATGTACCCATTGTGCGAATGAGCCGCCGTACCCACCCATCGGATTAGGATATTTGCTGCACCATTCGTGTACGCTGTCCCGGTAACTCTTGCCGGACAAGATAGCATCCGCAACGGCTACCGTACAGATTGTATCGTCTGTAAATGAACACTCTTTCGTGAACAGCTTAAAACTCTTGCTTTTTACATTGTTGAACTCGAAACGTGAGCCTACAATATCACCTATAATTGCTCCTAACATGGTTATATCTATTTGATTGCGTTGAATGTTACTACAAAGGTACGGATTTTCTATCAGGTACTGGTCTCAGTAGTGGAAAAACTGCTGAGGTCTCGGCCCTCTGTTGGTCGGCTTCCTGATAAGTTCCCCGATGCGGATTATGCACTTCCTGTTCTCGTACGGCTTCTCTGTGAGGTCGTATTTGTTCGTCAATGATTTGTAGCTTATGCCCACCTGTGAGGTGCTGAAAACCTCGTAAATAGCGGCCTGTGAGCCGAAGTAGAAGTGCCGCTTTCCGTCTATCGGCTCTTTCATCTCGACATGGTATATCTTACTCATTTTCTTCCTCCTTTCTTACTATTACCAACCTGCTGCCCTCCGGCATCCTGAACGCCTTGTTGAACAGCTTTTGACATCTCCGGGGCGGATTTATCCATCGCCTGTGCATTTCATCAAACAAACGGCAGTAACCTATTTCAGAACCGTGGAAGCTACTGGTTCCTCCGTTATCAAAGAACGGACATGAGCCGCAACTTCCCGGTTTGTCATAGAATACAATATCGTTAATCGTTATCATCGCTATTTACGTTTAGCTCATCTTCCAAAAATAAACCGCCTTTAAGAACATGAAAAATAGCCCCCTCTGACATTCTTAAGGTTTGTTCTAATGTAGGTCTATACCATCCCAAAACCACTATATATGACGGTATCGTTTCTTTCCTGAACGTCTTATCATGTATCATTGTACCTACTGAGCATCTCCTGCATTGAATGGTGAACGGCGTAACCCCCTTGTCTATATAAGTCGTGTAAAGATGCGCTCCACACCGCTTACATACATATCTGTCAACAGTATTTCGCCCATCATACATTCTCATTTCCTCAATGCTATTTACGAGTTCGTTATATTCCTTTTTAATTTGTTCTTTATTCATAGTCCCGATTTTTAATTCATTGTTTTTAATTGTTCAACTGTAACAGGTATTACCCTCGCACACGCATAGAAAGAATTTGAGGTAAGCTGACGTTGCCAGGCTTTGAAGCGTGGCGACCAGCGGAAGCCGTTATGTTTCAATTTCGAGATTGTTTCCTGATCCGGCTTTTCATCGAACAGGATTTGAAGTCTGTCCTCCGAATAGTTCTTTACCACCATGCCGCCGTCAAATGCCATTTCTGCATCATCCTTGCCCCGTAATTCGCTTTCCTTTTTGATTGAAGCCTGCACCACCTCCGAGAGCTTCCAAAACTTGTGACGGGCTGTAAATATCGGTTTGGGCAATGTCTCGTTTAGTTGTTTGATATATTCGGTCGCTTTCAGTATCAAATCTGCCTTTCCGTTATTGGCGATGCGCTCCAGCTTGCCGTACAGGCTCGATACAAACAAGGGACGATAACTGTATTTGTTTTCGCCTGTGTCAATGGCTTTCAGAGTGGCGGCAATGTCTTCAATATCACGTTTCAGTCGCAGCCATTCTTCCGCTTGCTTCTGTTCCTCCGGCTTTGCATCCTCGATACGCTTGTTGATGGCTTTAACAGCCCGTTTGCGCCATTCCTCAAACTCGTTCACAGCATTGTCATAGGCGTTGTTCGCCTTGTTGTTCCTCGAAGTCGGGAAACGTGCTGGTCCTGTAATCATCGGGCTGAGTATCCGTGAGTGTCTCTCGAACAGGGTACGCACCCATTCCCTGAATTTGGCGGTGTATCGTTCCTGTTCCTCGTTCGGTATTAGCTTCAGGTCGCTTTGCAGGGTATCCTCATACGAATGTATGTAGAACCTCGCACGTTCCTCCGGGCTGTGGCTGGTGCCGTCAAAGGCACGTACAGCCAAGTCCCACATATCCTCGAAGTTCTCGACATACTTCCATGACACCACCTCCCATTTGCCCATTTCGGTATCGGTATCATCTATCACCGTATCACCTGCAAGATGCGCACGCTGGCTTCCGAAGAAGTTGCGGCTTACCTCATGTTCCCGAAACTTGAAATCCAAGACAGGCGCATTCGGATTGCCAGCCTGTCTTACCGTTGCTACCCTGTGGCAGTTCTTTTTGCTTAAAATCGTTGTTTCCATAAAAATATCGGTTGCGTTGAATTGTTTGTTATTACTCGTTTATCAGTTCGCAGTTCTGACCCACCCAAAGCATCGCATCGTTGCCCTTGTAGGTGAAATCGAACGCCTTATTCTGTTTGTTGTACCAGCCCTCCAAAACCTCGCCCTCTTTGAGACCTCTAATCTCATTCAGGCAGTTCCTGCCGAAGCTTGTCTGAACTTTCACGACAGCTTTTCTCCGTTCCTGTACTTGCAGGATATGGACGGCATAGCACATCATCATCTTGTCCTCCACCGTACCCATGTTGAAAATTCGCCCTACATAGTAGTTACGGGCTTTGTCAGGGGTTAAATTTATCGGGGTGATAAATTCGTCTTGCTCGCCGTTGTCGGCTCTTAAAAATACCTGTACCGTTGTCCGTATCATAATCTTGCCCATTTCTCGAATGTCCTGTAATATCCGGTTCTGATGAAAAGCATATCGCCTGATCCGTCACCCCACCAATCATTGCAATGAGATATGTATCTGCCTATTTGGTTATTGTGTTCAGGGCAAAGTTTCTTGTAGATTGACTTGAACATCGTGGAAACTATACGACCTTTGAAGTGTCCGGCAAGGTGCGCATCATTTGTGCAATATCCGTACATTGATACTGTCTCTATTTTACCGTTCTCATCCAAGAACTCCCAATCCGAGTCTCCCCATCCTCCCTCATTGATAGTATCTTTAAGGAGTTGTTTTTCATCGTCTGTAAGTACCGAAATTATCTGTTCTACTTGCTGAATTGTCGCTTCCATAACTCTAATTCTTACTTTTTCAAAATTTCGTTAATCAATTCCCTGTCATCATACCAAAGGTTGAAGCCTCTGGTAACTTTCCGGCGTATGTACTCCCGATCTCCCAGCATTTCGATAGCCTTTTCCCTCAAATCGGATGCGCTCCATTTCTCTGCCTGTGTGATGAGAAAGTCCGCAAGACTGTCCTTTTGTTGGTAAAGCTCCCTTGCTATGATTGTCTGCTTAACTATTTCGGCAAGCAAATCCTTGTTGTGCATCCACGCCTTACAGAAAGCGTCCTTATCAAGGTCGGTATTCATATACATTTCGTGGATTTTGATAAACTCATCATCCTTTGGCGTGTAACCTGTACGGTCTGTAAATTCTTTCTCGGTCATATCAGTTGCGTTTTTGAGTTATTCTTCGGTTTCCTGTTCTGAAAAGCTGCCATAACGGATGCCTCCGTATATATATCCGTTGTCATGGGACAGATACACTTTTGCATCTTCATCGTATTCTGAAAGTACATCGATGAGTTCCTTAACAGTCATCGTGTTTCTTACTTGCTCGGTTGAGTAGCCCTCTCTTGTTGCGTCTATAATTACGTTTGTTACCATTTTGATTACCTCCTAATTTATTTGCTGTTTTTTATCTTGTCGGCGTACTTATTAAGTATGTCTGACGGGACAAATGTATGGGTTTTGTTTAATACAGGCAAACTTTTCAGCAAAAATCTTCAAAGAAATTTTCGTGCAATCACTTGAAAAACAGCGTAAAAGCGTGTATGCCCGTGAGTTGGACGGGATAAAAATTTTCTTGGAAAAATATATTAAAAACGTACTTAATAAGTACGTTTTCGGGATTTATGGCTATATTTGCGCTGTAATATGACCAATCAAAGAATACCCGGAGTATGAAAAAGAAGTTATTGACGCTCCTGACCAGCAAATGCAAGGACATGGAGCTTACGGAAAAGGCGCTCGGCGAACTCGTTGAATTGGGTTCGGAGGGTCTTGCCGACGATGCTTCCGATGAGGACATCGCAAAGAAAGTGGATTCTCTCGTGCCGTTTGCAAAGGCTATGCAGGCGGAGATAACGAGGAAGACACAGAAGAAGCAATCAACCACGAAGCAATCTGCCGAAGACGGAGATGGTGACGGTGAGGGCGAAAACAAGGGCAACGAGAGCGTGCCGGAATGGTTCAAGTCTGAGATGAAGAAGCGTGATGAGCAAATCGCCAATCTCGTAAAGGAGAACGAGACCCTCAAAGCTGCCGAAACGAAGAAGAGCCGTGCGGAACAAATCGCTGCCAAAGCCAAGTCTCTGAACATTCCCGATTTCCTTATGGAGAATTTCAGCATCGCTGATGATGCGGACATCGACAAGGTTCTGACGGAGTTTGCACAGAAACTTGTAAACAACAAGCTCATGCCGAAAGACACGGCACTTGAGTTAAGCGGCACGGATGAAGCCATGAAGAATGAAGCCAAATCTTGGGCTGAGTCTCTGCCGGACAAATGATTGTTTAACCTCTAAAAAATTCAAGCAATGGCTATCGAATTTAAGAAACAGGCCTTTTCAGGCAAAACCCCTGTCATTTGGCGTGGGGAATGCAAAATCCTGCCTGGCGGTTTCAAGCCTAAACAGACATTCCCTGTCGGGACTGTACTGCGTAGGGGTCTTCCTATTCAGGTAGATTTTGATGAGATGAGCGCAGGCGTGGTAAAGATTGCAAAGGTTCTTGACGGCGGTACGACCACCGATGCACGTGTAAGCAAAGGGCATCTTTTTGCCGTTGGCGACAAGGTGCAGAAGCTGGGTACTGCCACTTCGACAACTGTAAACAAAATCGACACCTCCAATGCGGATTATGATGTAATCACTTTCGCAACCGCCATCTCCGGCCTTGTTGCTGGGGACAGCATTCAGGAGAGTGACGGACAGAGCAGCGCAAAGCCGCTTTACACACCGAACATGGTTGTCGGTGCTGACCTTGAGTTCAAGGGTACTGGCATCCCGACCATTGACGCAGCGTATGAGGCTGTCGTTCTCTACAACAATGTGGATTACCCTATCCCGGCCGATTGGCTTCAGGGGGTAACTCTTAAGTCTAACCCGAACATTCTGTTCATAAAGCAGTAATATCGCTATGCCACAGTTTCAGTATAGTTCAATTTTCGGCGAACTGACGAAAGTCGTACAGATTCGCTTCGATGCTGCCTCTGAACGAAACAAGAGGTTGTTCGACCAAGTGATTTTCGAGAAGTACCTTGATTGGGACACCCCGACCATCGGACTTGACTTCGAGGAAATCATCGGACAGTACAACATCAGTATTGCCGCACCGACAATCGGCGACAGTTCAAAGGAGGCTATTTTGGGCACGGAGGGGCTGGAAACTCTCAAAGAGAAAATCGTAAACCATGCCATTCCCCTGCCAATGACCATTCAGGATTACAGAAAGGTTCTGCAAATCCTTGATAGCAAATCCCTGCCTGACAGACAGAAGAAACAGCAGCTCATCGACCTTATGTGGGGCAACGTGAAAACGCCTGTAAACAGCGTGCTTGCAAAGCTCGACATGATTTTCCTTGGCGCACTCTCAAACGAGGGTGTTTTCACTCTGGATGAGACTACCAACCCGGAAGGCGGTGTACGTGGATCTATCAAGTTCAACCAGCCAGCGGAGAACATCGCAAGTTCAACCAAAGAATGGACAGAGGGTAATAAGGACACCGTGGACTGCTTCGAGGACATTCAGTCGATTATCGATGCCGCACAGGACAAGGTCGTTTTCGGCAAAGTGCTGTGCGCCCCGTCTCTCATCTCCTACATGTGCCGCTCGAAGAAGATGAAGCAGATGATTTGGGGAACTGACAAATCGTCCCGTATGGTGCAGCTGAAGGACATCAACGAGTACATGCAGACCAACAGCTATCCTGTATTCGAGCCTATCCGTAGACAGATTAGAGTACAGAACGGCACGCAGCGTACTCCGTATACCCCTTGGAACGCCAAGAATATGGTGTTCATTCCTGACGGCAAACTGGGTCTCGTAAAGAACGCCTATGCCAACAGCGAGTTGAGACAGGAGCCGGGCGTTGCCTACTCCAACTACGGACGTATCCGTGTGTCACAGTGGGGCGCAGGAGAGACACAGGGCTCGAACGGCGTAGAGTTCACCAAAGCGGAAGCATTCGCTTTGCCTGTGATTACGGAGATGAACGGTATCTACACCCTCAAAACGCAGTCATAATCATGGATAATCTGAAAGCATTGAGAGGTCTTTGCAACGCCATCTGCAACACGTTCTATCCCGACCGTGGAGCAATGGAGATGATGCTTTTCAATGAGGGCATAGACAGCGATGCGGAAGCCACTCCGAAAGATGAAAAACTCTTTCGGGTGGCGGTACGCTTGGTCAGGGGCTATGTGGAGAGCAGCCGGACAGAAAACGGCGTTTCCACCTCTGTACGTGAGGATGCAATCAACGAGAACATCAAGCTGTGGTGCAAGGATTACGGTCTCGATGCAGATGATTACCTGATTTCGGTAAAGACGATAGAGAACGGTTCTAACTTGTGGTAACTGCCTTATGAGAACTAACGGTTTCCTGAAATACGAGATAGTCAAGGAGGTTGCGGACTTCAACGAATACGGAGAGCCCGATACGGAAGCTGCCGTAGAGTGGAGCGAGCCTGTACCCTGTTCCATAAAGACGAACAGCGACAACCGTAAGGGGAAATACGAAGACGGAGAGTTCCGTGTAGCCTCCTTTGTGGTGCTGATTGAGGAACAGGACAAATTCAGCTCCAGCCGTATCTATTTGGAGCGGTCAGGAGAAGCCCTTGGCGAATACCGTATTCAGGCTACCGAAGCACTCGAAACGGTAGGAAGAATACAAATCACGGTGTAAGATGGCAAGAACGGCGATAACCATACACGGCAAGAACACCATCCTTGGTATCGTAAAGAACATCAAGGCAAAGACAGACAGCCTGAAAGAGCGTTGTGTCGAGACTTTCTGCTATGTGGGCGAACGTTGCATAACGGAAGCACGCAATGCCGGGGAGTACAACGACATCACAGGCAATCTGCGCAGCTCTATCGGCTATGTGGTGCTGGTCAATGGTCATGCTTACCAATATGGAAAGCCGAAGACATACCGGGGAAGCCAAAAGGTCAGGAACTCCAAAGGCCGTCTCGTAAAAAGCCGGGGCGACAACGGGGTCAAGGAGGGACAGGCTTTGCTCGACAGGCTTGCGGATGAATACTCCGCAAGATATGCGCAGGGCATTGTCCTGATTGTGGCCGCTGGTATGAAATACGCCGTGTATGTGGAGGAACTGCATAACCTGAACGTGCTTGCGTCTGCCGAACTGCTTGCTGATGAACTGGTACCACGTCTTTTACTTCAACTCGGCTTCAAAAAAACCTGATGAGTATGGCAACAAAAACCGAAAAGCGCATAGAACGGGACTTTTTCGAGTTCGTGACCAAAAGCGAACTTGCAAAGGCTGTTTCGGGAAAGGTGTACCGCAAGGGCATGAGACCTCCCGAGTCGGACAAGGAGGACATCGTTGTCAAGTTCCTGTCCGGAGTGGACGAACAGGTGCAGAGCGGTATCGTGGTACTGAACATCTATGTGCCGGACATATCCGTACGAAGCAGTGGGGCAAAGGTGGAGAACATCAAGCGCATAGACGAGCTGGAGGAACTTGCCGTATCGTTCATCGAGGGAAACGACAGCAACGAATACGACTTGGAGAAAGACGGAACACCGAAATCATTGGAAGCGGAGGGTATAGAACAGCATTTCATTTCTGTAAGGATAAAATTCAAACGAATAACAATTTAACACTTTACGAATATGGCAAAGAAAGTAATCATGTCGTGGTCGAAGTGCAAGATTGAGGTCGGAAAGACAGGTGCGGATGAAGCTATGGCTTCCGAACTCTTTAACATCGGCACGATAAAGGACAAAACAACCACTATGTCCACAGAGGACGGCGATACCTTACAGGCTGTCGCCACAGGAGGTGTGGTAGTGGCAGAGGAAGAGGGCGAGCCTCAGGTATCTATCACTACCCGTATCATGGAGATGGACTTCGATACGGAGAACAAGCTGACAGGAGCTGTTAAGGCAGGAACTTCTGGGAACGAGACATTGAAAGTCACTACTAACGTAATTCCTGATGACTTCTCCCTGAAGCTGACCCCGAAGAACATCGGCTCGACAGGTATCAAGGCAAGACGTACCCATATTTCTTTCCGTCCCGGATCATCAGAAGAGGAGGGTCACTATGTGGACGTGACGTTCAAAATCCTTGCCTGTGAAGACGGAGAGCTTTACACGAAGTTCAAGGTCGCCGCTTCCGACTGGGCCGCTGCCGACTGACAGTCAGTACAGTCCCAATCAACAGGCAAGTAGCATATCTGACGTGTGGAAAGACACCCCTTTGCTGTTCGGCAGGATAGAACAGCCATTCGGAGGGTTGGCAGAGCGGCTTAATGCACCTCATTGCTAACGAGGCGTGCGGAAACGCACCGGAGGTTCGAATCCTCCACCCTCCGCAAATTTAGATTTTAGAATATGACAGAACAGACCATTGAAAGCAAAGTCGCATCGGCCATCCTTGAGAGACCAGTTGCGAGCATCGAGCTGGAGGGCGTGAAGTATGACATCGCACCACCGTCAATCGCCACTCTGATACTCGTGTCAGAAATCGTATCAACGCTTCCGGAAGTGAAGCCCGTAAGCGGAGATAAGATTTTGTATTCGGTACTGCACATAGCAAAGGATTACCGTGCTCTCGGCGACATCGTAGCAGTCCTTATTTTGGGCGCAAAAGGTCTGACCGAGACAACTACACGGAAAGTCGTAAAAAGCCGCTTATTCGGGCTGAAAAAGGTCGAAGTGGAGGAAACTGTAACCATTGACAGAAAGGCTGAACTTGCCAAAGTCGTCTTGGAGAACATGAGACCGTCAGTGATGCTGAACGTGATTGTCCGCAGGTTGCAGGATTTGGAGGTCGGGGATTTTTTCGGCATTACCACTTCCCTAAACGAGGCAAACATTCTGAAGCCGACAAAGGAAGTGGGCAACTAAACGACAGCATCTGGGCAACCGTTCTCGGAGTATCAAAGACTTTCGGAATAACAGCCCGTCAGGCGTTGTATGACATCAGCTATACCAACGCCATATTGTACAGTAAGGCCACGCCAATGTACGGGGATAAGCCTGACGATGAGGACAAGCCCCTGTTTGATGAGACAAAGGACGCTAACAATCCTGATTTGTTCAATGATTTTGAGAATGAAGAAGTAGTAAGAGTATGAGCGACAAAGAAAGACTGTCCTATGCCATAACGCTTGACACGGCGCAGTTGGAGGCTTCCGCAAAAAGAGCGTCCAACGAGTTCAAGAGCATGGGCGGCAACATAGAGAACGAGAGCAAGCGTATCGACAGTGCAATGAGGACTATCGGTACTGCTGCCGCCGCATATTTCTCAGTTACCGCCCTGACGAACTTTGCCCGTAGCGTTGTGCAGGTCAGGGGCGAAATCGAGTCGCTTGAAATCTCCTTTGCTACCCTGCTCGGCTCTACCGACAAGGCAAAAGAACTGTTCGGGGCAATCCGTGAGTTCGAGGTAAAGACACCTATGACGCTCGAACCGCTTGCCAAAGGTGCGCAGACGCTTCTCGGATTCGGTGTGGCGGCTGAAAAGGTAATGCCAATATTGAAACAAATCGGCGACATTTCGATGGGCAATGCCGAGCGTTTCCAATCCCTTGTGCTGGCTTTTGCGCAGGCATCGGCTAACGGCAAGCTCATGGGTCAAGACCTGCTGCAGATGATTAACGCAGGTTTCAACCCGTTAAACCAAATGTCAAAGGACACGGGCAAGAGTATCGCAGAACTCCGAGACGAGATGTCAAAGGGGACAATATCCGCAGAGGATATGGAGAAAGCCTTTGCGTCTGCAACGGCTGAGGGAGGTCAGTTCTACGGAATGCTCGAAAAGCAATCGGAGGGCATAAACGGTGCGTTGTCCAACTTGGAGGGCGCATGGAACTCCATGCTCAACGAGATAGGAAGCAGCCAGCAGAGCGTGTTCGTAAGCGGTGTGAACCTGCTTACGAATATGGTAGAACATTATGATGTGTTCCTGAACGCCATATTGTCCGTAGCGGCCGCATACGGCACATACAAGGCAGCTTTGATGGCTGTATGGGTGGTGGAAAAGGCACGAAACCTTACCGAGAGCATACGGCTTATAATGATGTTCCGAAAGGAACTCGGATTGCTCACGGCTGCACAGCAGGCGTTCAATATCACCGCATGGGCAAACCCCTACGTCCTCCTTGCAGCGGCTATCATCGGAGTTGTTACGGCGTTGGTGCTTTATACAGACAGCACGAGCAATGCGGAAAAGGCACAGGAAAAGCTGAATGAGGACAGCGATGCTTACCGTCAGAAGTTGGAAGAAGAACGGCAAGCCATTGACGAGTGTATCAATGTCATCAGGGACAAGACGGAAACAGACTATTCACAGATAGCGGCTTATGAACGTCTGAAAAAGTTGTGCCCGGAGATAACCAACGCATACACAATGCAAGAGCTTGCAGCCGCCGACCTTTCAGAGACGACAAAGCGTCTGAACGAGATACAGGATGAAGAAACGTACCAGCACAAGATAGATGAGCTGAACAAGTACAAGACCTTGCTTGACGACATCAAGCAGGCTGATGAGGATTGGACAAAACTGTCTGAACAAAACGCAAACCTGTTGCGTGAGAAATTCGGCACAGGACTTCTCGAAAACAAGCAGGAACAGGTGCAGAAAAACGTTGATAGCCTGCAAAAAGATGTAGACGAGATAGAGCGTATCCGCAAAGAAGCGGAATATGCAGCCTTGCCGCTTGACACGAAACTTGAACTGGCCATAGACGAAAGAGACAGCATCAGGAAAGAGTTTGACCGGGTAAAGAAAAAGGTCGAGGAACAGCAGCGAAAGACAGAAAACAGCTTGGGTATATGGAACGTGGATATTTTCCTCAATATGCGTTTCCGCAACTTGCAGGGAAGCCTGAAAGATGCGGATGCAAAAGTATCGGCATTACAGGCACAGAAAAACGCACAGACCACGTTCCAACAGGACTATGACTCTGCAAGAAAAGAATGGGAAAAGGCTAAATCCGAACTTGACAAGATAAACAGCGAGAGGTCAAAGTACACCTCCGACCAATACAAAAAAGCCAAAGAAACGTATGATGCGGCTGAAAAGGCATACAAAGACCTTGGAGGCGACACAAAAGAGAATACCAACCTGAAAAAACAGGCTGAGGAACGGAAAAAACTGCTTGAAGACATTGCAAAACAGCGTAAGCAGTTGCTTGCCGATGCTTCGGATGCGGAAATATCTGCGTTGCAAGATGGGCTTAAAAAACGTCTCCGTGAAATCGAGAACCAAAGGAAGCAGACAATCTCCGCCATAGACCAGGAAGAAGCGGAACTGTCTCAAAAGCTCGGAAAGCTCGGTCAGACACTTTCGGAATCCGACCGTAAAGCATTTCAGACACAAAGGGATGCGGCTAACGCAACCGCAACCAACGAGACCCGGGAGGCTGAGGAAGAGAATGCCGAATATATAAAGGGACTGTATGAGGACTTGGCTGACGTTTTCGTTTCGGAGGAACAGCGTAAGGTAAACGCCATAAAACGCACCTATCAGGAACAGCGCAAGCAGCTCAGCAAAGACCTTGCAGGAGGCAATATCACACAAGACCAATACAATGACCTATCGGGAAAAATAAACGCCGCAGAGGGGCAGGAATTGGAGGATTATTGGCTTTCTGCATACGGCAACTATTACCAAAAACGTGAGCAGCTTCAGGAAGATTGGGAAAGCCGCCTTGCACTCATTCCGGCAAAATACCAAGCAGAAGCGAACAGGCTCTATCTCGAAGAACTGTCAAAGCTCGATATAGACCAGTTCAAGAAAAATATAAATTGGGATAGCGTTTTCGGGGATTTGAGCAAACAGTCGCTTTCTTCGCTACAGCATACTTTGGGACAGGTTCAATCCATGTTCGATGCCAACAAAGGCAATATGGACGTGACCGAGATTAGGGACATGCAGGAGGCTATCAAGTCCATCGAGGACGAGATTGCCAACCGAAACCCTTTCACGGGACTTATAAAAGCCATGAAAGACATCGGGGATGCAAAGGACATGGTAGTCACGTCACTCAACGAGTACAAGGATGCGCAGATTGAGCTTACCGCCGCACAGGAACAGTATAACCTTGCGATACAGGCACAGCAGGAACTTGATGCGCTCGTTCAGGATGGCAAGACCTCAAAGGACACCGAAGAATATGCGCAGGCCGTAGAGAATGTGACTAATGCCACCAACCGCCTGACCAGCGCAGAGACACAGAGCATGAACGCCGAACAGGGAGTGCTTACAGCCCGTAACAACCTCACTACGTCCTACAAGACATTCGCCAACCAGCTGAACAATGTAAAGGGCGTTATCGACAGCGTAGGAGGCCATGCAAAGAACTTGGCAGACGTTTTCAGCGATGAAGTAGGTGCAGGTATAGGCAAGGCGATAGACTTCATAGACGAAGTGCTGGATGCTACCTCTACTGTAATTTCCGCCATAGGGGATGTGGGAAAGAACGTTGCATCCGCCATGTCGAGCACAGTAAGTGCTGCAAGTACAGGTATGCAGGCAAGCGCAACCGCCGCAGCAGCCTCAATCTCCACCGTTGTATCCGCAGCCCTGCAGATAGCTACCGCCATTGCCGGACTGTTCAATAATGACGAGGAGTATCAGGAAGAAATAGAGCGTCTGCAAGGACGTATAGACCAGCTGCGATGGGAACTTGACAATGCGGACGTGGTACGTATGCAGGACAACTCTTTCGACTCCCTGCAAAAACTGCAAGACGTGGTAAGGGAAACAACCGCAGAGGTTCTGAAACTCCATAACGCCACCGCCTACTATTACAGCAGCTTCTACCGTCTGATCGGGCCGGCACTCTATCAAAGTGAGATATACCAAAAATCCATAGAGAAGATTGCGGATGCCTATGTGGGCATTGAATATTCCGCTGATAAGGCTTTGGGAGCGGAGAAGTACGAAAGCAGCCGTTCCCAGCTCGAAAACCTTGCGGAGCAGCAGTTGGCTATCCAGCAGCAAATCAATGCGGAGAGCAGCAAGAAAGACAGCGACAGCGGCAAAATCGAAGAATGGAAGCGAGACATTCAGGAGATTGGTCAGGAGATGGTCGCTGTCATCAACGAGATGGTAGAGGACATTATCGGAGGCTCGGCGGCTGACATTGCGGAACAGCTCGGCGATGCGTTCTTTGATGCGTTCCGTGAGGGCGAGGATGCTGCAAAGGCATGGAAAGACACAGTAGACGACATTGTGTCTGATATTGTCAAGCGTATGCTCGTTACAGAACTTCTTGAAAAACCCATCGGACAGCTGTTCGACAGGTATAAGACAAAGTGGTTCGGCGATGACGGCACGTTCAAGGGCATTGATGCCATAAACAACAGTATGGGGGCTTTCGCCAATGAACTGTACGGATTGGTAAACATCTTCTCCGAGGGTATGGAGGGGCTTCCTGATGAATTGAAAGACATCATATTGGGAGATGCAGAAACCACCCGTGAGGGTACGCAGAAAGGCATTGCTACCGCTTCACAGGAGAGCGTGGACGAGAATAATGCCCGATTGACTACCATACAGGGACATACCTATTCGATAATGACGGGAGTTGTGGAGCTTAACCGTATCGGTAACCTTGTGCTGGAGCGTCTCATGGGCATAGAGAACAATACGGCTGAGACCAACACGAAGCTTGACAACTTGGATAAAAGAGTATCAAAAGTTTCAAGCACCCTGAACGACATACAATTAAAAGGATTAAGGATACAGCGATGAAAGAGCTTGTAAGACATATACAGGAAGAATGGAAAGCGGCGAAACAGGCCGCACAGGAACGCTGCATGAGCATGGGCGACCGTGAAATGGCACGCAAGCTTGCGGAATGCGACATGTTCAAGGGAACGGAGGATTTGGAGGGACTTGTGGAACTCATCTTCTCCCCGCGTGGCATCGAGTTCCTGACAAAATTCGGCTTTCCTGACTTGGCGACATTCAGGAAGTTCAAGCAGTACCGTCCCGAACGTTTCGGCGTGTACATAGACAGCGGTAAGATAACGCTTACAGAGGCTCGCAAAGCGTTTCTGATAGGCGACACCGTTGCGACCGTGAAATACCGTGAGAACGCCGGAAACAGGCTTCATTTGATGCACGGGGCAAGTGCCTCCGTATTGGCCGGAGGATATTCGGTAGTGCGTATCGAAAAAGACGACAAGTCGGATGTGACATTCATCAGACAGGACCATGCAAGGATATTGATGTAGTATGAAAGGCAGGCTTTACATAGACGGAACGGATGCTTTCGATGAATACGGCGTATTTGTCGAACAGTACGGGTACAAGGCTCTCATTCAGCTTCCGCCATTCAAGAACATAGAAAGTACGGAATGGCCGGAATATGACGGGGAGGAATACGACCTGTCCGCACCTGTACTTGACACAAAGACGTTCGCCATATCGTTCTGCATTACCGATATCACTTCTGCAAGTGACCTGTTCGAGTTGCTTTCCGACAAGTCATATCATACGTTCAACTTCACGGAGCTTGGCAAGACGTACAAACTTAGGCTTGTAAGCAACGGCTCCCTGTCGTCAAGAATACATCTCGGCAAGCTTTCTTTGAGTTTTGCAGATGATTTTCCCGAACCGGATCAGGATACGCCGTATTCAACAGGAGCGGAAGACGTGCATCAGTCGGGCTACGAGCTTGACGGTATCGACTTCTCACGGTTCGGTGTATATGTGCTTGACGGAAGTGACGACAGCATACTGAAAGCCCCTAACGTGCGCCCGAACCTTACAATCGACATCAAGTCTGTAGCAGGCGTTTCGTATGACGGAGAAAACGTCTTTTATGAAGCAAAGGACGTGACGTTGAAGCTGCTTATCCGTGCGGCGAATGTTACCGTATTCTGGAAGCGTTGGAACTCCCTGTTTACGGAACTTCTGAAGCCGGAGGAAAGAAGCCTGTACCTTGACAAGACGGTGGAGGAGTTCGACTGCTTCTACAAGGAGAACACGGTATCGAAGTTCGACATCATGCGTAACGGCCGTGTTTGGTGCGAGTTCTCGGTAGTGCTCACGTTCACTAATTACCGACCGATTGGCAACCATGCGTTGCTGGCAACCGAGGATGATGCGCTCGTGCTTACAGAGGACGGAGAAAGCAATATCCTATTGAGAAACGATTAAGGAAATGATATATGGCAACGAAGAAGAAAATATCGGAACTTCCGCTTTGTGAGACATTCACGGGGCTTTTTACCATAGGCGTTGATGCGCTCAACAGGAGCGTAAAGGTATCGCTGGAGTATATCGCCAACACGGTAAACTCGTTGAAGCAGTCAGTACAGACGGTAATATCGAACGCAAATTCCGCAACATCGGCGGCAAATACGGCCGCTGGAAATGCGAACACGGCGGCAAGTACCGCCAATACCGCCGCAAATGCGGCGAATACCGCAAAGGAGGGTTGCGAGAATGCTACGGAAGAAGCCAATCAGGCTACGGAGGACTGCCGGGAAATCATAGAGACTGCATCCAACCTTGAAGCGTTGGGACTGTTCCCTACCTCTATGGAGTTGAGCTATCCGGCTCATCTGACAACAGGCAACAAGACGGCCAAGATAGATGCAGTACTGCTTCCTGAAAGGGTACATCAGAATGTACTCTGCCTGGGAGATGATAAGGCGGTTTCGGTAACCCCTGACGGGAGGATCACCGTTCTCGGTGCAGGAACGAGCGTAATACACGTCATACCTACCTGCAACATGGCTCTTTTCAGGACCATTCAGATTAAGGTGACTGCACCGACCATAAGGCTTGCCACTCGTACATCTATGCGCCTGACGGCAAACGGAAATATCAGGTTGAACTAAAAATACATTCGGTTATGGCACAGAAAGGTTACATCAGCGAATTTATGAACGGGGGACGCATCCTGTCCCACGGCAAGATTGAAAGCCTGTCGCAAGGCTTCAAGCTGCCTAACGACACCCCGTTTTCGGTCTACATCAGGCCAAAGGATACGGCATCCGAAGCACTGGATACCGTATTGAGTGTGAAATGCTATCAGGATGAGAGATTTTCCGATGCTCCCATAGCGTACAACGACTGGTCGCCTATGGCGATAGTGGAGATTGCGCCGGATATGGAGATACTCGGAGAATGCGACATCTATTGGGGTAGCGGTTCTTGGGTGGAGCAGGTATGATAGTCTCAATCTTCATATCGGTAGTGAGACGTATGCGCTCTTGGGCATCGTTCAGGAAGTATGACGCTATGCGGCTCAATACGCCCGGTTCGGTAATGTTCGTGGTCAGCAACGGAAAGCCTGTCTGCAAAATCATGACAGGAACGAAACGGACACGCAAGAGGCCTGTGCATACGGGCGAACGTCTCAGGATGAGCGGCGAAAGAGCTGCATCATTGATAAAATCAGGAAGCAAATCAGTTTTCAAACTATTAAACAGTTAAAATTATGGCATTAACAAGCGAAGAAGAAAGCAAGGTGCGTTCAATCATCGAGGCTTTCGAGAACGGAAAACGTCTGGCGGATCTGCCGGAAGTGGAGGGTACAAACCCCTTTGAACTATTGTGTGAGGTGCTTGACACGGACGGGGAAAGCAAAAAGGCTGCTCTCGCTACCTTTATGCCCTACCTTGAAGAGAACTGCGCCTATGGCATCGAGTACGATGTCACCGTATCGTCTCCCGAATGCACCCGTATCGGGAACATGGAGCTGCACAAGAGCCTGCCTATCCAAAGCCGGATGAAAGGCTGTCTTTTGGCGGATGATGGCACTGTTACGGAATACCTCAATCCTGCCGATTGGAGAGGCAACACCCGTGACGGTTCACGTGGTCAAGTCATGGTGGAACTTCCAATGTACTACCGCAAGTTCGAGACCGAGGGCAACAAGCGCAGGGTCAAGATTTCGGAATATCCCCTGCCCGGCTATCATCAGGTAAGGAAGAAATACGTATCCGCCTATGAAGCCACCGTACAGCGTTCAACGACCACGCTATGCTCCGTTGTCAATGAGACTGCGGATTACAGGGGAGGTAACAACAATGCGGAATGGGACGGAACTTACCGTACCCTGATTGGAAGACCTGCAACGTCAATTTCACGTACAAACTTTCGCACTTATGCACGCAAGCGCAAATCCGCAACAAAGGAGTGGAACTGCATGACGTATGACATTCAGAAAGACCTGTTTTGGCTCTTTATCATCGAATACGCAACCCTGAACTCTCAAAAGGCGTTCAACGCTTCAAAGGACAGCAACGGATATGCGCAGGGCGGTCTCGGAGATGGTGTGACCAATCTTATCAGTTCTAAATGGAGTGCGTTCAATGGCTACTATCCATTCATTCCGTGCGGATATACCGACGAGTTGGGTAACGGTACGGGCGAAGTGGAGTTCTCAATGCCGGAGGAATACGACAGCGCAGGGCTTACCGTCAAAGTGCCACGTTACAGAGGTATCGAAAATCCTTTCGGACATCTGTGGCAATGGACTGACGGTATCAATGTGCGCATCTCTCCGAATGAACCGACCGGGGACGGTTTAAGCAAGGTATTTGTCACGGACAATCCGGAATATTTCAACGACAGCAACTATAACAACATGTCCCATGTCGGAAATGAAGCCCGAACGGAATCCTATGTAAAGGAGGTAATTTTCGGAGAGGGCGGAGAAATCATGCCGCCCGTTGTAGGTGGAGGTTCTACTACCTATTTCTGTGATTACCATTACACGAACATACCCACTACTGAAACATTGCGTGGTGTGCTGTTCGGCGGTTCTGCGGCTTCCGGGGCGCGTGCGGGCTTCGGCTCTGCGTACTCGGCTTACGCCCCCTCGGGTACGGGTGCGTACTTCGGCTCTCGCCTTTGCTTTATCCCAGCGTAACACGTTGGCACGAAGCGCATAGGAAGTTTAACTCAACAATGCAAAAGATATGAACATGAACAACAATTTGGAAGATGACGGTTCTTTGGATTTCCTGCAAATCCCCCGTGATGAGAACAGCAGAAGTTTCAACTGCCCAGAGACGACACAGTCCAAAATCGTGAACACCACGTTTTGGGTAACGGACTTCATCGAGGAAGTCCCGACACGTTTCAGCAAGGCGAAAGGGATAAAAGGTCAGACTTTGGTCAAAATCAAGCCCGACAAAGACAGCCCGGAATCCGATGCAAAGAAATTCTTTACGGGGTCAGCGGACATCCTGTATGTCCTGAAAAAGATTAAGGAGATGGGCAAGTTCCCACGTAGGGTAACATTGCGGAGTAACGGGAACAGGTACTATTTCGAGTAAGAGAATGAGAAAAAAGGTTGGCTGCTCTTGTGGTGTGCTGTTCAGCGGTAATGCGAATAACAGGGCGAATGCAGGCTTCAGCTATGCGAACTCGAATAACACCCCCTCGAATACGAATGCGAACATCAGCTCTCACCTATACTTTTCAATATGGGTTAAAAAATATATGGGAGCAGCGGCCTTGCCTCTTGGCAAAAAACATAACGTCAGAAAGGAGCTGGTAGGAACGCCCGTTGTTTGGGCTACCGAACGCCCCGACTAAGAAAAGCAAAGCAGTATGAAAAGACTTGGCAACTTATACGAAAAAATCATCTCGCTGGAAAACCTCCGTCTCGCTGACGAAAAGGCAAGACGTGGTAAGGCGAACACATACGGTGTGCGTTTCCATGACAGGAACAGGGAAGCGAACATCATTGCTTTGCATGAGATGTTGCGTACCAAATCATTCAGGAACTCGGAATATGAGACGTTTACCATATTCGAGCCAAAGGAACGTGAGATTTTCCGACTGCCTTATTATCCCGACCGCATCCTGCACCATGCCATAATGAACGTGCTGGAGCCGATATGGGTATCCATATTCACTACCGACACGTACAGCTGCATCAAGAAGCGTGGCATACATGGAGCGATGCGCAAGGTCAAGCAGGCTATGAAAGACCGTGAGAACACACGGTACTGCCTGAAAATAGACATTCGGAAGTTCTACCCGTCAATCGACCATGATGTGTTGAAGTCAATCGTCAGGAAGAAAATCAAGTGCAAGGACACGCTTTGGCTTCTTGACGAGATAATCGACAGCGCAGCCGGAGTGCCTATCGGCAACAATCTTTCACAGTATTTCGCAAACCTGTATCTCGCATATTTCGACCATTGGGTTAAAGAGGTAAAGAGAGTGAAATACTACTTCCGCTATGCGGACGACATGGTATTCCTTGCATCGAGCAAAGAAGAGCTTCACAGGCTTCTTGCAGACATAAGGGAATACATGAAAGACTTGAAGTTGAACCTGAAAGGGAACGAGCAAGTGTTTCCTATCGGGGATAACCGTTCCGACAGGCACGGCCGGGGATTGGACTTTATAGGCTTCGTATTTTACCACAACCAGACGCTTATCAGGAAAAGCATTAAGCAGAACTTCTGCCGTGCGGCGGCGAAATGGAACAGGAAAGCCAACGTAAAGCTGGAGGACTACCGTCAGGCTCTGTGCAGCTGGTTCGGTTGGGCGAAATACAGCAATTCGAGACATTTACTAAAAACAATCTTAAAAGCAGAATTTTATGACACGTACGTATTACGACACAAAGCCGCCTAAATTGGAGGCAGTAGGTAACGGGAATTACCTGTACCGTTGGGACATTCAGGAAGAAGAGGTCCAGCATGAAATGATGCAGGAGGGGAAAGAAGAACCTGTATCATCGGTAAAGAAAGTTCAGTATTCGTGCCGTGAGGTCACCATTCACGGGAAGCCCGAATACGGCAAGTGTGTTGAAGCGGTCATACGCTCCGACTATTCGGCAGAAGCGGAACTGGCTCTCATCAACCAATTCAACGCCTACCAGCAGGGCGTACTGTCCGATGCTGGAGTGGTATCCGAATACGAGGAATACCTTGCTTTCGTCTCGTCAGTCAAGAGCATGGTAAAGGAGGATTTGGAGATTGATCCGGGAACACCCAAAACCGCATCCGCTCCACGAATGGCAGACATCGCAAAGCTGCTCATGCTTACCGTGAACACGATGAGCCTGACCGACAACGATGCCCTGTCAGTAAAGAGCGTATATCCCGAATGGGAAACGCTCATCGGAAAGGAGGTCAAGCAGGGCGACAAGATGCAATGTGACGGCAGGCTGTGGAAAGTCCTCCAGCAGCACACCGTACAGGAACAATGGCGACCGGGAACAGGTACTGAAAGCCTGTACACGGAAATCGTAGAGACCGCATCCGGTACTGCTGACGACCCGATACCGTACAACAACAATATGGAGCTGGAGCAGGGCAAGTATTACATCCAGGACGGCATTACCTACCTGTGTACCCGTAATACTGAAATTCCCGTTTACCAGCCTCTCGCCGACTTGGTAGGCATCTATGTAGAACTTTACAGCGAAAGCAGATAATGATAACGATACACTTCAACGACACAACGCTGGACGTACAGGAAAGCGATGACAGCTACCGTTACCGCTCGCTCATGGGCGACCATAACCTTACGCTGAAATTCTCTCTTCCTGAATACGTTGAGATACCCGTAGGCGCATGGTGCGAGTATATGGCGATAAGGTACACCCTTGCCGCCCCTGCGAACATCAAAAAGAACGGGACACGGGATATTGAATACACCCTGATAATGGAGAGCGCACAGTACCAGCTGAACCGCTACAAGCTCCGCAACACGGTGGACAAGCGGCTCAAATTCTCCATGTGCGCCACTCCCAAGGAGTACATTCAGGTAATCGTGGACAATCTCAACCAGCGTGACAGCGGTTGGGCCGTTGGGGATTGTATCGTATCAACCGAGAAGACTATCGCATTCGACCATTCGTTTGTGAGCGATGCGCTGCAAAGCGTTGCGGATACGTTCAACTCCGAATGGGAGATAGTCGGCAAGACCATACACCTGAAGAAAGTCGAATATTTCAAGGACGACCCGTTACCTTTGTCTTACGGCAAGGGTAACGGCTTTGTCCCGGGTGTGGGGCGCACTACTGAGACGGGAAGCCGTCCCGTTGAAATCCTCTTTGTTCAGGGAGGCTCGCAGAACATAGACCGCTCAAAGTACGGATCTGCAGAGCTTCTTCTTCCGAAATCGCAGACCTTGGAATACGAGGGTCGCACCTACATTTCAGATGCTGACGGTTATTCAATCAGGAGGCAGGATAAGGCTGTACTCTACAACAATGAGGACAGTCTGGACTGTTCGGAGATATATCCGTCCCGTGTCGGCAAGGTTACGAAAGTGGAGGTCATAGATGAAGCCAACAACTTCTATGACATCATAGACAACACCATACCCGAAAACCTGAACTACAATGACTATCTCATCGAGGGCGAAAACATGACCATCATCTTTCAGAGCGGTATGCTGGCCGGAGATGACAAGGCTTTCGAGTTGAAGTACAACCACGCCGAAAGACGGTTTGAGATTGTCCCGCAAGAGATAGACGGGCTGACCATGCCCGGAGGCGTGTATATACCTCACGAGGGCGACACTTACGCCATATTCGGATGTATGCTTCCTGATGCCTACATCTGTGACAACGCAACAAAGACGGGCGCATCGTGGGATATGTTCCGTGAAGCCGCCCGGTATCTGTACGAGAACGAGGACACCAAATTCACGTTCAGCGGAGAGTTGCAGGGCATGTGGGCAAAACGTAACTGGCTAAAGGTCGGCGGCAAGCTCGTTGTGGGCGGTTACGTTCTGTTTACGGACAATCAGTTTGCGCCTGACGGTGTGAAAATCAGGATAACGGGCATAAAGGACTATCTCACTTCTCCGTATGCTCCTACGGTGGAGTTGTCAAACAGCGTATCGGGAAAGAGCCTTAACTCCACTCTGAACGAGTTGGAGAACGGTAACGTTATTGTGGATGAGAACCAAAAGAAAATCATTCAGTTCACGAAACGCAGGTTCAGGGACTCTTTGGAGACAATCGACATGTTGGAGCAGGCTTTACTCGAGAACTTCACGAACAGTATCAATCCGATTGCGGTACAGACTATGGCCATGCTTGTCGGGGACGAGAGTTTGCAGTTCCGCTTCGTGGACAGCAGCCTTAACCCGATACAGTACCACATCACGTACAATCAGGAAACGAAGCAGCTCATAGCCCCTGCAACCGTATTGCAGCACATGACGCTCGGCATCGACACCATAACCTCAAGCCGTGATAAGAACACGTACAAGCATTGGACTATGAGCGGCTATACAAGCCCCGTACTCGACCAAATATCACAGAAGTATTACTTCTATGCCAAAGTGCCGACAGGCACGGGTACGGGAGAATTTGTGCTTTCTCCGACCGCAATAGGCATGAATGACGTATCGGGATATTACCATCTGCTTGTTGGTGTGCTCAACAGCGAGTATGACGGGGAACGTTCCTTTGCTACGCTGTACGGCTTTACCGAAGTTCTGCCCGGACGTATCACAACAGACAAGATTGTTTCTGCTGACGGAAAGACGTATTTCGACTTGGCAAACTCCATAATCGGAGGAAACATAAGGTTCAGGAGCACAAACGGAACGGATAAGAACGTCAGCGATTTGGAAGATGAGCTGAACGAGCGTATCGACACGCAGGCGCAGGAGTTCGTGGAAGCCGTAGGCGGTCTGCAATCACAGATAGACGGGGCAATAGAGAGCTTCTTCTATGAGTACAACCCTACTACATCGAATGTTCCTGCATCTCAATGGACCACTACAGAGGAGAAAAACAAGCATCTGAATGATACGTTTACAAACCTGAAAACAGGACGTTCCTGGCGGTGGACTAAATCGGGCAGCTCGTATTCTTGGGTCGAGATAACGGACACGGCCACAGTAGAGGCACTTGCCAAAGCAGGGCAGGCACAGGATACGGCTGACAGCAAAAGACGTGTGTTTGTATCGACACCTTATCCGCCATACGATATCGGGGATTTGTGGGTACAGGGTACATCAGGAGACATAATGCGGTGTAAAACCGCAAGAGCTTCGGGGAGTTATTACGCATCTGATTGGGTAAAGGCTTCAAAATACACGGACGACAGCAGCCTTAACAATTTCATCAACGGTGACTTCAAACAGCTTAAACAGGATGCCGTGATGAAAGAAACAATCATTGAGGGAGGTTACCTGAAGAACTCTTTGATTGATACTGAAAATCTGCTTGTCGAGAACATCTATTCGAAGAACGGCAACTTCCAAACTACCGAAGACGGCACCGTAAAGGGACGTAATGCAGTTTTCGAGGGAGGTACATTTACGGATGTCTTACTGCAAGGTTCATTGCGAAATCCTTTCGTACAGGAGACAGACTCAATCGTGGTTGGAGGCAAGCAGTCCACGCACGATAACGTAGCGACCATTTCAGTAGGCGGAGGCTGGATTACGAATGGAAATTTGGAATGGGACGTGAAGCAGAGCGGACGTAGGATGTGCATCACGAATTACCGCTGGGGAAGCCAATACTCGCAGGGGACGATTGAGTACACGGCACCGACAGGAAAGTATTTCTATGAGAACGGAATATCAAAGAACTACCTGAGGCTGTCCCGTGAATGTGTAGAGCTTATCGGTTACGGAACATCCACGCAGTTCTACGGCTGGATTGTGCTCAACAGGATAAACCTTATGACGGAATCAAGATATGGCCGTAAACTCAATGCGCTTGCTATGGGTATCGTTACCGGATCAAGTTCGGAAACCTCCATAAGCTACAAGACTTTTGACGGAACGACCATGAGCGTATCAAGGACAGGGGAAGGTCAGTATAGAGTGAAATTCAGTTCTACTTGGTTCAATTCGGCAAATGACTGTATCGCTATTGTTACTGGATTAGGATATTCTCAGGGCAGTAGTGAAGCACCGATTAAGGCTACAGTAATAGGCAGATATTCATCGTATATAACCGTAAATACAAGTGACGATTCAAGTCGCAATGACGGTTCATTCATGTTCATTATACTGAATATAAACGACTGGCTGGGGATTACGAACTGATTTTTTTGCCGCAATAGCGTACTTATTAAGTACTTTAATAGTATCTTTGAACGCATAAACGAATATCAATTTACAGGCATGGAAATATTGAACGAGATAGTCAAGATAATAGTCCTTGTGGTATCATCACTCGGTGGCATAGGATTGATAAAGTTCCTGTTCTTCATGAAGCCTGAACGGCGTATCAAGAACATAGAGGCTGAAGAAAAGGAGCTTAACGTTATGAGACAGCTCGTTGACAGCCTGAAACAACGTATCGAACAGCAGGATAGGAAAATCAACGAGCTGAACCAGCGCATTGACAACCTCTATTCTGACAAGCACGAGTTGGAAAGGCTGAACAATGAACTTGTACGTGAGAACAACGAATTGAAACTGAAACTCATGGAAGCACAACACAATATCTGTGTGCGTCCTGATGACGAATGTTTGAAACGTATGCCTCCGAGGGATTATTGCCGTCTCGTCAAACTCGCCAACCACGAATATGACAAATATTATCCAAGCATAAATGAAGATGGGAATAACGGAATATCTGAAAAGTCTGATAAAAGCGAACAGTCTTGACAGCAGCAAGTCTTTCGCACTCGTGCTGTCAAGCATAGTAGGTGCATTGATTGGCTTCTGTGTGTGCTTCTGTTTGGTATGGGACGTTTGTACCAACGGCTACCTTAAAACAGACCTTGACGCTTTGGGACTGTTCATGCTGTGTATCGGCGGTTTCATGGCCGGAGGCGGTATCAACAAGGCTTTGAGCGAGCGTAAAAAGAAAATAGACAACACTACTAACAATTCCAAATAACTATCAATATGGCAAAGGCAGAACTATTGAAACCGTTTATCCTCCGCTGGGAGGGCGGTTTCGTTGATGATCCGCTGGACAGAGGCGGAGCAACGAACAAGGGTATCACCATAGGTACATTCAGGAACTTCTACGGAAAGGAAGCCACGGTGGAACAGTTGAAGAACATCACAGATGAACAATGGCTTCACATCTTTAAGTGTGGATTTTGGGACAAGTGGAAAGCAGACGACATCAACAACCAATCAATAGCCGATATTGTTGTTGATTGGGCTTGGGCTTCGGGAACCGTAACCTCAATCAAGCAGGTGCAGAAAATTCTCGGTGTGGCAGTGGACGGCATTGTCGGGAACGATACCCTTACCGCAATCAATACAGCCGACCAGCGCACCCTGTTCGACAAAATCCACAGCAGGCGCATCGAGTTCGTGGAGAACATCGTCAAACGGGATCCGTCACAGACACGCTTCCTGAAAGGATGGAAAAATCGTATCAACTCACTAACATTCTCGGAGTAATGAAAACAGCCCTTATTTGCACCTTAATTTTGCTTCTCACGGCTGGTGGCACAAGCCGGAAGCTGACTACCGTCCAAAGCGACAGCGTGCGTGTAGAGGTCGTTAAAACGGTTGAATACATACACGACACAGTTACGGTTGAAATTCCTGCACAGACGGCGGAGCGGACGACCCGTGACAGTTCCTCACACCTTGAAAACGACTTTGCCGAGTCAGATGCACGGATAAACTCTGACGGTACGCTCTACCATGATTTGAGGACAAAACCACAGGAAAAGGGAATCCCCGTTGAAGTCCCGAAAGAGCGTAAGGACAGCATCATTTACCGTAATATTGAAGTAGAGAAGATTGTTCCGGTAGAACGTGAGCTAACCAAATGGCAGAAGACACAGATGAGGGGATTTTGGGTCGTGCTCGTAGTGCTTGTGGTCTATGTGTTTAGGAAGCCGTTTTTGGCTCTCCTCAGGCGGTTTATATGATTATCCTGCAAATTGTTGCCGCGATATGAAAAAATTGCGTACCTTTGGAGCGACATATTGAAAAAGTATAGCGTTTGCTATTGTTTTGAGGTAAAGAAAATCGCCAAAATTTCACGTAGCCTTAAAAGCAATGGTAGATGCCCACGTCATATGCGTGGGCATTTTCCTTGTGGGCTACGGGCGTTTGGCAATGCCTCTTTACCAACGAGGGATGCCCACGTTTTTTATGCGCATCCGGGAACAACGGCAAGGCGATACGGATAGGAATTTGAAACTTAAAATTAAGAATAATGCGAAAAGTTCTACCAATCCTTGCCGTCATCCTGATGCTTGGCTCATGCTCCAAAGACGACGGGGAATTTAACGGGTTCAACGAGCATGAGAAGTCCGTACTGGAAGCCTTACAAGGGACTTTCTACGGAGAGTATTCAATCAACAACGGTACAACAGTATACCGTACCGAAGAAATCACATTTACGCCCTATTCAGAGCCAAAGGAAGTTGTAAGTCTGTTCGGAACATTCAAAGCCTGCGGAGATGCTGTAATAGACGAAACATATACAGGAGTTGAGACGCATTCAGTTTGCTATCTCGTTATCTCAACACCTGTATATGACGGTCAGGAACAGACCATTTCATTTTACGAGTACAACACTGGCAGCGGAGAAGTGACGAACAAGGAAGATAAGCGTACCCTAACCATCGTGGACAACTCAACAATCAAGCTCCGTGCATACGGAACTGCAGATAACAACGACATTACATTCACAAAACGATAATCCATGAAAAAGATATTATCATTCATATTGCTGTCAGTTCTGCTGTACAGTTGCGAACCGTCTTCCGTAAGGAGTGGCAGAGACCTCTATATGCTCTATTTTGAAGATACATTCAAAGACCCGTCCTCAATCAAGGTTTACAGCGAAGAATACGAAGTGAACGAGAACAGTAAAGTCGGGGAAGTGAAATGGACTTTGGAGGTTGGCGGTAAAAACTCCTTTGGTGCTATGGTAAGGCATACGTTCCACCTCACTACATGTGACGTATTTATCCGCAATGAGGACAACGGAGAAATGATATTAAAGTCCAAATTGAAAAAATAAATTCATATCTTTGCACAGACTGGTATATTCGTTATATCGGTTGCGTTGAATGCCCCTGGCAGGTCTTGCTACTGCTGGGGGTTTGTTTTATTTATATGCCAACTTCGGGAGACTTCATAATACGGGACATCGGAGAAACCATACACAATATGGGAGACATCACAGGAGAAGTAACAACCAATGAAAAATTGGACTATATTTGGAGTAGCAAAACAAATCGGTCGGAAGCCATTTTTGCTATACGATTGTTACTAATTTCCGCAAAATCGTTGCTATTCCGTTGCTAATCAATAGCACCAAATCAAGCAACTTGCATTAAATCAAATAGATACACTTGTCACCTTACGTTTTGCATCGGCAAGTAGGATATTGTAATCAACTGCAACGAATTAGAACTAACTATAATGAAGTCGCTGATTTTCAGCGGCTTCAT